GAATTGAATTAGAAGAAAAATATTGTGAAATAGCGAAAAATAGATTAGTGGAATTTTAATTATTTTATTAATATAAAAATGAAAGGAGATATATTTACATAAATTGAAATTATACTATAAAGACGAATACATAAGATTATTTCAAGGTGATTGTTTAGAGGTAATGGATAAGATTATTGAGAAAGGTATTAAATTTGATGCAATAATTACTGACCCACCATACGGTACTACTAAATGTAAATGGGATGAAATTATCAAATTTAATGACATGTGGGATAGATTACATAAATTAACAAAAAATACAACACCTACATTATTGTTTGGAGGAGAACCTTTTAGTAGTTTTTTAAGAATTAGTAATATTAAAGAATATAAATATGATTGGAAATGGATAAAAACTAAACCAAGTGGTCATTTAAATGCTAAAAAACAACCAATGAGAGCAATAGAAGATGTTTTAGTTTTTTATAAAAATCAATGCATTTATAATCCGCAAGGGTTAATTTATGGAGAATTTAATAATAATAGACCAAGTAGAGAAAATAAAGTGGATGGAGAATATACTTTTGGGAAAGAAAAGCATTTTGGAAATAGTAATGCTAAAGGTTATCCTAAAAATATATTAAATTTTGCAAATCCAAATAATAATTTATTTCATCCTACACAAAAACCATTAGAATTAATGGAATATTTAATTAATACATACACAAATGAAAACGATCTTATTTTAGATTTTACCTGTGGTTCAGGAACAACTTTATTGGCGGCACGAAATCTTAAACGTAAATGTATTGGAATTGAATTAGAAGAAAAATATTGTGAAATAGCGAAAAATAGATTAGTGGAATTTTAATTATTTTATTAATATAAAAATGAAAGAAGGAATTTATACATATGGCATTAGAAAAAATGGAGCGTTATACTTGCGTAGGGATTGATGAAGATTCTAAAAAAGCACAAATAATAACTTTTATTCGTGCAGATTTAAACAAACTGGATAAACTTTGTAAACAGTATCCTGAATCATATCAGCATGTTAGTGATCAATTTGATGAAGATAATGAATTAGTGGGAAAAGAATTTGTTTGTGATAAGAAGTTGATTTCATTTAGAGCACCAACCAAAAAGAAAAAGTTAACTGAGGCTCAAAAGAAAGAAATGGGAGAAAGATTACAAAAGGCAAAAAAATCTAAGGAAAAGAAAGAGAAAAAAGATTAAGAGTAAGAAATAATTTTTTAATTTTGAGTCGTAGTATTATTTTAGTAATATAAATATAGGAGGAATAATACATAATTGATTAAATTAAATACTATTTATAACGAAGATTGTATTGGTGAAAATGGTATGTGTTTATTACCTGATAAAAGTATAGATATGATTTTATGTGATCTACCTTATGGAACTACAATAGCAAAATGGGATAGTTTAATTTCTTTTGATAAACTTTGGGAACAGTATAAAAGAATTATAAAAGATAATGGTGCTATAGTATTAACAGCAAGTCAACCATTTACAAGCAAATTAATTTGTAGTAATATTGATTGGTTTAAAGAAGAACTAATATGGGAAAAAGATAGAGCGAGTAATTTTGCAAATGCAAAATATAGACATTTAAAATATCATGAAAATATATTAATATTTGCAAAAAATAAATATACATATAATAGACAAATGATAGAACGTAAAAGCGAAAGAATGAAACAAATGCAAGAAAATAATAATATTAATTTTAGAAGTTCTATCTCAAAAAGAAAAGATAATGAAATTGTTTTTAATACAGATTATGCTGGAAGAAGTTATGATGTGTACAATGCAAAATTAAAAAATCCATCAACTGTAATATATAATCCTATAGTTAATTCAAATTCTAAAGAAAAATTACCACACCCCACTCAAAAACCAGTAAAATTATTTGAATATCTAATTAAAACATATACAAATGAAGGAGATTTAGTCTTAGATAATTGCATAGGTTCAGGCACAACAGCGATAGCTTGTTTAAATACTGAAAGAAATTACATAGGTTTTGAATGGAGTCTGAGTGAACCACATGATCAATATTTTAATTTAGCAATTAAACGTGTAAGGGAACATAAAGAAAAATTACTATCTAATCAATAGAATTTCACTCTAAAAACGCTTTTGCTACTCTAACCATATAGAACTTCATAAAACATATTCACGTTGAATTTAGAGTGAAATTCTACAGTAAGTATAGTAAAAATGTGTATAAAAATTTAGGGGGGTTAGGTAAGATTTAAAGTTTAAGAATGTAGGCTGAGAATTAAATAAAAAATTGGAGGTTTATATATGATATTATACGGTCAGTTAATTTATAACGATAATGCAGAATTTGAATTGGAAGATGAGACAGGTATAATTAATATTTCAAATTTATTAGATGGTATATATATGGCAAAAGAACAAGCATACATAAAAATAATTAAAGGGAGCAGTTTGCTTTTTGAGGAAGATGGGGCGGTTATGAAAAAAGTAGACAAAGATGGAATTGTATCTAATTTTGTATGTGGCAATAATTTAGATTTATTGTTGTTTAATAATACAGATGAGGTATTGCAAATAGTAATTAGAAAGAGAAGGAAATATGGAAATGAGAGAAATAAAAGATAAATATAATAATGGTATTAATAATACTAGTTTCGGTAGATTTAAAGTTAAGGAAAAATTGTTTAAATACTGTTGGAAATGTTCTAAACAATTACCTGAAGGATCAGAAACACCTTGGTGTGATTGGGAATGTAAGAAAGAATATTATAGTGAGTTGGCACAGGATATGGATGATATTGTGGGTATTAATTAAGGAAGGTTGGAATAAAAATTATGATGATGAGACCCAGAAATTATGGAGTTTTAAATAGGTCAATAGCAAGAGGAGTTACTTATGCATTAAGAGAGAATGATAGAAAAAAGAGAAATGCAAAAAGGAATAGTAATTTTTATTTAAATTCAAGTGTAAAGCAAAATAATAATAATACTATTGATCCGGTTGCAAATACAACTGCAAATATAGTGATTGGCATTATCGCATTTTGTTTTTTAGCTTTTATATTGTCTGTTTAAAGGAGGAATAATTTTATTGTTAACTTGTAAGATTGGTAATACAATTATTAATTGTTTTGATGGTAAATATGATAAATTTATTCTAAAAAAATGGTCTGAAGAAAATAGATTACTTTGTCCCGATTGTGGTAATTTTTATGAGTATTGTCACGGAGAAATAGTTTATCCATATTTTAGACATAAAGAAAAAAATATTAATTGTGAAGGTATTTATTATGAACCTGAAACAGACGAACATATTAAAGGTAAAATAATGCTTTATAATTGGTTGTTAAAGCAAGATGGTTTATCAAATATAAAGTTAGAATCATATATACCAGAAACTAGGCAAAGACCTGATTTGTATTTTGAAATAGGTGATAAAAGATTTGTTTTCGAATTTCAATGTAGTCCAATAGCAACAGAATGTTTAGAAAGACATGAATTATATAAATTAGCAGATATAAATGATATTTGGATTTTAGGGACGGATAAATATATTGAAAAAGCAGAAATAGGAAATAGGTTTAGAGATAAAGCAATAGAACAATTTACAGGTTTTTATTTTGATCCAATGTACAAATTATTTATGTTTAATTATACTCATTTGAATATATTGGGCTTAAGTGATTTTAGATTTAAAATTGCAAATGGTAAATATTATGATAACGAGAAAAGACATTTGTTGCATAATAAATTAATATCTTTTGATAAAGATATTAAGAAATATATTATTGATATTAATGGACTCATTTTTAAAAATAATAATTTTTTACTTTCAGAAGAAGTATTTAATAAAAATAAACAATATTCTGATAAAAAGAAGGAAAAAGAGTTAAAAAGACAAGAAACTATTAGAAAAAATGAAGAATCATATTTTAAACAATTCCAAAAACATAAAGAAGAAAGAAAATTAGAATTAAATAAATTAAAGCAAGAACTATCTCGATTTAATAATAAACCTATTTATCTATTATTTTTAGAAGATGATCATAAACTTGATAATATTAGATTTAAAATGGTTAATAATTATCCTGATAATATTCTTAATCTTGCAAAATTGATATTAAAGGAATTAAAATTTGTTGAATCAAAAGGTGCAAATAGATATATTTTAATGATGCCTAGAAAACGAATTCGAGAAAGTAGAAGTGGTTCTTTATTGTATTCACATTATAAAGTACGTAATTATAAATATAATGTAATGAATGATTTTAAAGAATTAGGACTTAATTTTTTAGAGTATGAAGATTTATTGGAGGCAAAAAATATTGATAAATAGACAATTATATACTATGAAATTTAAATCATCTAGGCTTAAAGAATATGGGTATGATATACAATTAACTCCACAACAAGCTAAACAAAATGGTGAGTTAATTGCTTTATCAGACAATCAAATTCTTAGAAGTATTAGAAAAATAACTGGTAAAGAAATTAATTATATACAACTTGAACAATGGTATAAAGAAAGAGATAGGTTAAAAAAACAAATATATTCAAAGGAAAACTCAAGTAGAATAATAGAATTACAAAATAATATTTTAGATATGCTTTTTATTCCTGAGTACATAACTATAGTAATGGAACATAACTCACATTATAATTATTTATTTAAAAATGGATTATTATTAAATTCTGAACGGTATTTTAGATTATCATCATCTGCCAGTCAATCCAGAGTTTCAACAGTGGTATTTTGCAACGAGAAAATTTTAAATCAACTTAATGAAATTTTAGATAATAATAGAGATAAAAATATACCCCTATGCCCTTCTAAATACAATGCATATAAAGGATTGTCGGGTTCATCTACAAAAATAGTAAGTACGCCTAAATTTTGTGTAGTGCCTGATTATGAAATTAAGCAAAAAGTTAATGTTAATTTTGTAACTGAAACAGAAGAAAATAAAGATGATGATATTGTAATTAAAGAAGTAGAGTTGAGTTTTAATAGGTTTGATGGTCAAGGGTTGATTAAACCAAGTAAAGCTAAAGAATGGGCAGAAGAATTAGGATTAGATTATATTCCTGGTCAATTTTGTGTCAGGCAGAATTTTCTGAAAGGGATGCTCTGCGTATTTGATATAGATGAATATTGTGAAAATGAAAATCATGGTAATTATATAATAAATACTATATACAAAGACAATAATAATCCAATACAGGTTGATTTAAGGGATATCGATGTGGTTGTATCGGAAAGTCAATTTAAACTTTGGAATGCGTTTGGTAGTTTAGAAGAATATATACATAATTGCGAGATGAATGATTTAAAATGGGGTGTTAGTTTAACTTCTCCTAAAAAACCTAATGATATATTAAAAATGAATTATCAATTTTTACAGACTTTGGATTTAAACCAAAAAGATATTAAGAAGATTTGTACTCCTTTTGTTGATTGGGTTACTGGGGTCAATTTTGATAATATATATTATACGTTATTATTTTTATTAGGAGAAAATATAACTCAAGAAAGTATTCAATATTTTTTAAAGTATAGTAATAATTATTGGTTAAAAAGTTTGATAGTTAATCATGAATTAAAAAATGATAAATATATCAGAGATAAAGTTTATAAATATACTAACAATATCATAAAAAGAGGTTGTCTTGGTGAAATTATTTTAGATGGAAATTTTCAGGTTTTAGTAAGTGATCCCTATGCTATGATGCAACATATTTGCGGGCAAAAGGTTACTGGATTGCTTAAAGAAAAAGAGTATTATTGTAATTATTGGAATAAAAAAAATGTTTGTATCGTAGATTCAATGAGAGCACCACTTACTTATAAATCAGAACATTTGAAATTAAATTTAATTAATCATGATAAATTAAATAAATGGTATAAGTATTGTGATGATGGTGGAGTAATAGTAAATATACATGGTTATGAAACTCTTAATTGGGCTGGAAGTGATTGGGATTTTGATATTATTGCAACTACTTCTGATCAAACAATATTAAATTCAATATTTCAAGATGAGTTGCCAGTGGTTTATGATGCACCTAAATCTATATCTATGGTATTTACAGAAGAAGATTTATATAAAGCTGATCTTTTCGCCTTTGGTTCCACTATAGGCTCTATAACAAATAAAAGTACAAGTGCTTATGCCTTACTCCCTCTTTTTAATAAAGAAAGTTTGGAATATCAAACATTGATAAATAGATTAAAAATGTGTACGAAACTTCAATCTGCTCAAATTGATAAAGCAAAAATAGGTAAAAAAGTTAAGGGCATTCCTAAGATTTGGATTGAAAGGCAAAAAATTTATAAAGATGATGATGAAAAAGTTAAAAAAGAAAAGGAATTTTTAAATAAAATATTATTGGATAAACATCCATATTTTTTTATTCATCTTTATAAAAATACCTATAATAAATATAAAAAATATGTCAAAAGTAACGATTTGTCTAGTCAGCAAAAATTTGGATTAACATTAAATGAACTATTAATTAAGGAAAATTGTAATGAAAAAGAACAGTCTTTTGTGGATGCATATTATAGATTTTTACCAGTAATTGATAGTGACAGTGTAATGAATTTATTGTGTAAACATATTGAAAATGTTGATTTTGATATTAAAAGTAAATTAAAAACAAGTAAAATAGGTGATTTGTATAAATTATATATGAAAAATGATATTCCTAAAAATCAAGAAACCTATCAGAAAGTATTAAATGAGTATAAAAAATTTATGAAAGAATTAAAAGACTTGAATACTATGGGTATTAATCAAAATGCCAACAAAGAGCAATTTGATGAAGAATCTGATCGTATTGTAAATAATATTTATGATGACTTTAAAAGTAGAATGTTTGAAATATGTTCATACGCATATGAATTAACTAATTATTTAGTTGAAATATTTTATTGTGAATATAAAAGTTCAAACAAAGATATTTTATGGAATTCCTTTGGTAAGTATATTTTTTCAAATATTAAATCAAACACAAAAGAATCTATATTTTTTCCCATGCCTAATAAAGAAGGGGGTATTGTTTACTTGAATAAAAAGTACAAGTTGGAAGAAGTGATTATTTGATTCAAGAAAAATACAATGAAGAAGAATATGCAAAACAAATTGAACAACATGGATTTTTAACTGAACGTCATAATTATGAATTGGTTTTGTTAGTTAAATATTGGAAAAAACTTGGCATAAAACCTAAACAACGAAAAGAAAAATTATATGAATTTTGCAAGAAGTATATAGTTAATTTCAATGATGTTTTATATTTCAAACAAATTAATACTGCACTCAAAAAAGGAGGTAGAAAAGATAACCCTTTAATAATTATTGATAGTATTCCTATAACAAACGAAGAAATTGAATACATTAATAATTTAGATATAGAGTATAATTATAAAAAAATTCTGTTTGTTTTGTTAGTAGAAATGAAGATATATAAAGAAATACATAAATTAAAATACGGAAATGTTTTAAAATATAATTATATAAGTGGTAATCAAAATACATATAATGAGATATTAGAAGTGTCTAAAATATCTAATAATGAGTATAAAATAAATGCCATAATTAATGAATTAGAGATTTTAGGATTGGTTGATGTTAGAATGAAGGGGAAAATTCATCTTATATTTATGAATAATATCAAGGAAAATGGAATAGTAGTTTTTGAAATAACTACCTTTGATAATATTGGATATTACTTTGATTTGTATAATGGTAATCCAAAAATTATTAATTGTAATGAATGTGGAAAATTAATAAAAGCAACATCTAATAGAAGAAAATTTTGTAGGAGTTGTTGGAGGGAAAAACAATTAGAATGGCAGAGAAAAGCATGGCATAATTATAAAGATAAATATAGACCTGCTAAAGTAATAGAAAATCCTTAACAATCCCAATATATCAACACTATTTAAAAAAATAAGTATTTGTATGTAATGAATATAGTATCAATATAAATATTGCTAATAAATATTTGGTCGATATGTTTATTAGTTTTTATTTTTTATTACAATAAATAATAAAGGAGTTATAGATTAACTTTGATCCAAATAACAAAAGCACAATTTCAGGAAATGATAGATTTAGGTATCCTTAAAGAAACAAATAAAAATTGGGTAACTACAAGTGTAAAAAAGAAAAGCAAGCGAAAAAAGAAATATGTGGATGAGTTTAAATTTAAAAAATATTTAGCAATTAAAAATGGAGAAGAATTTAAAATAGATGAGGAGGAATATTTTTTAGGTTATTAATATAAAAATTAAAATTATTTTATTATTTATTTTTTAGGATAAATGTGGTATTCCACTTTATCAATATTTTTTAAAATTATTTTAAGGAGGAATTTTTATGAGTAGGATTTTTGATGATGTTTTTGAGGATTTATTTACTTTAGGTTTTGGAAAGCCTAGAAAATTAGTTTTTAATTCAATTGTGAAGGACATGCTTCCTACATACTGGAGCAAAAAAGACGATAAAACCTATATGTGTGTTTGTAAAACGATTGGTATTGATCCTAGTGATGTAAAGGTTGAAGAAACAAACTTTGGCCTGAAAGTAAGTGGTTCAACTGAGGTTGAAGGATATACTTATGACACATATTTTGAATTACCCATTGCTGATAGTATTATGAATGAGATTGAAAAAATAAAAGTTAAAAGTAAAAATGGTTTAACTTTTATTACTTTAATTTTAGATAGACCTGAAAAGAAAAAGATTTTGATTGAAAAAGAATAATATATTAATAAATTTAAACTTTGAGGGTAGAATGGACAGCTATCAAACTATTAAAATTATGCTCTTTGAAGAGATATAGCGAGTGCCAATCTACTAAAGTTTGAATTTTATTATAAAGGCTTTACGCCGACTGAATTAATATTAATAACAAAGAAAGTGGGATTTGACCTATTAAGTTAGGCAGATACCAACTTTCTAATTTGCCGGGTTAGCCAAATTGATAAGGCAGTTGTCTTGTAAACAACAGATTATGGGTTCAAATCCTATACTCGGCTCCAAATTAACCTTTGAATTAAAGGAGGTCTTATGGAATTTTTAAATAAGAAAGATTCAGAATCGGGTTTTGAATGGAAATTAAGATTATGCAAATTAAAACTTATAGAAAAATATGATATTGAATGGCAAGAAATTGTTGATTTATTAAAGTTAGATTGTAGTGCAGATCATTTAAGAAAAACTGCTTATGGTTTAATTGAGTATGACAACTATCTTAAAAGCAATGGTGTTGCTACTAGAATTTTATCAATATCTGACACTCACGTTCCATTTCAACTTCCAGTAAAAACTTTTAGAGAATATATAAATAAAGTTGACGTTTTACAGTTAAATGGAGACATATCTGATTGTCAATCAATTAGTAAATTTAGTAAAAAATATAGAGTTAATTTTGTTGAAGAAATGATTGAAACTAGGCAATACATAATTGATTTAATTGAATATTTAAAACCAAAGAAAGTGATTTTAAATTATGGGAATCATGAATTGAGATTACAAAAATATTTTAGTGATAAAATACACGATGATTTACTTCAATTAATGCCTGATACTTCTTTAGATATGATTATTGATAATGGTTTTAAAAATTATGATAAAAGGCAAAAAACAGAAATTTGGTATGAACCTATTAAAAATGTTTTTGATATTGATATTGAATATACAAAAGATTGGAAATGTAAAATAGGGAAAACATGGTTTGCACATCCTAGAACATCTTCAAATGGAATGTTAAAAACTACTGAAAAAGCTATTGATTATTTTTTTAGGATTGATAGGGATTTTGATTCAATTATATTAGCCCACACTCATAAACTTGGTTCTTATATTCAAGGTGATATATATATGTATGAACAAGGTTGTTGTTGTGAAACAGAAGCAATGGATTATACCGATGGATTATTAACTGTACCACAACAGCAAGGATTTATATATGTGTGTCAGAATGACAATGGTGAATTAATTTATGATAAAACTAAGTTGATGTTGATACCAATTTAAATTTTAATTAAATTATTAAAATAAATATAAATGAATTAAAGGAGATTAATTTATGAAATTAAGTATTGACGAATATTATGATGATCGTACAGGAGAATTTGTAGGTTCTAGGTATGCTATTAATGATGAACCATGTAGTGAAAATGATTTTGATGAAATGTTTGAAGAATTGAATTTTAGTGATTATGATGATGAAGACGATGGTTGTGATTGTGTGAATTGTACCATAGATAGATATGTTGAAATGATTTATGAACTTGCCGATGGTCAAATATGCCCTGGGTGCGTACATGACGTTCTTGAATCTTTCTTTGAGACGATGGTAGATCATATTGTAATAGAAAGTTTGGAAGATAATTAAATAAATAATTCAATTTACATTAAACACTTTCACTTCCCTACTCTATTGGGATTTTGAAAGTGTTTTGTTGTGTATTGAATTGGGAAAATTTATTTTAGATCAAAGGATAAAAGGAGTGGTACTTATTCCTAAAGTAAAATCTGGTACTAAAAAAGTACCACAAGAAAAAAAAGAAAAAATTATGTTTAAATGCGTTTGTTGTGGAGAAGAAAAAGAGCAAGAAAGAAACTACTATTTGTCAAATTCTATAATATTAAAGGGGAATAACCAACGTACAGTCATTTGTAAACAATGTGTAATTGATTTATATGCTTATCTTGTTGAAAAACATGATGATTGTAAAGTGGCATTATATTTTTTATGTAGATTATTAGATTATTATTTTGATTCATCGGTATATTTAACTGCTGAACAACAAGCAAGTAACAGTAATAGTAATATAGCTCAAATCTACTTTCAAAAAATTAATAGTTTACCACAATGGAAATCAAAAACATTTTCTGAATCTGTACCATTAGATACAAATGTTGATCCAAATATATTTCAAACGGAAATTGATTTAGATACTAATGAGTTGGATAAAAGAAATAAAGAAGATGTAATTCGTATGGTTGGTTATGATCCATTTGAGAATGAAAACCCTATGGATAAAAAATATCTTTATAATACTTTAGTTGATTTTCTTGACGAAAGCACACTTGAGGATTCGTTCAAACTGCCAACCGTCATAGAAATAGTTAAAAGTTTTAATCAAATAGATAAAATTAATCAAGCGTTAGCAATTATGACAGCAGATGTTAATAATGTTGCAAATTCTGTAGGTGGAGTTAAATCATTATTTGAAGCAAAAGATAAGATGTATCGTTCATTATTAGCATTGGCTAAAGATAATGGTATATCAGTAAATCATGCAACTAATAAATCAAAAGGAGCAGGTACATTATCAGGAATAATTAAAGATTTGCATGAAAAAAAAATACCAGGTTCAGAAGTTAATTTATTTGATATAGAAACTTGCAAGGGTATAAAGCAAGTTGCTGATATAAGCAATAAAAGTATTATTGAACAATTAATATTTGACGAAAATGATTATACTGAAATGATTACTAAGCAACGTGAAATGATTTTAAATCTTACCGAGTCTAATGATAAATTAGAAGAAGAAAATAGATTATTAAAAACAAAAATATATAATTATGAAGGTGATTTAAAGGTGTGAAATAATTAATGGAATATATTATTCAAAAAACAAAACAAGAAATGTCTCAAAGAAAATTAGAAGGATATATGCGTTTAGTACAAATTGTACAATGGGGGAGGCAATACCCCATTCGTTTTTGTGAACGTTTCTATGGAATTGATTTTTTAGATAGTCAAAAGTATGTTTTTATGATGAGTTGGACAACTCCTTTTTGTGTATGGTGTCAGAGTAGGGGTAGTGGTAAAACTACAATGATTGCACCTTTTGCAATGGCAAAGACTAATTTAATATCTAATTTTCAAGCATATGTAATGAGTGGAGTTGGTAGTCAAGCACAAGAAGCATTTATGAAAATAGAAAAAATAGCAAAAAGAGAAATTGCTTCTTTTACTGGATTAACAGATGTTTTTTATAATGAAACAGTTAAAAGTAGGTCTGATACTGATGGATTTACACATAATCCTTCTTCATTTCAATATAAACTTTATAATGGAAGTGCTTTAAATTCACTAAATGGTGCTTTTGATCATAATAGAAGTAAAAGAAGTAATTTAAATATTTATGATGAAAGTGGTTTTGCACCAGAAGAATTGTTTATTACTTCCCTACCCTTTATTACACAAGATAGTAACTTTAAATTAGGTGGAGATATAAACTTAGATTTATTACCTAAAGAGTTTCCTAACCAAGCAATATTTGCATCTTCAGCATCTGGTACGGACACATATTTTTACAAGGTATATAGAGATTATGCCAAAGAGATGTTTTTAGGTAATAAAAATTATTTTGTTGCAGATATAAATGTAGAAATTGTATTTAATTCTACTTATAATGGTAAGGTTTACCCATCTTTGTTGAAAAAAGAAGTTGTAGAAGATGCTATGAAAAAGAATAAAATTAAAGCCTTAAGAGAGTATTATAATAAATTTTCTAATGAAGGCGGAGAAAATCAGGCAATTAAAAGATCAGTTATAATTAGAAATAGTGAAGTTAGACCTCCTATTTTATATAACACTGATAATAGTAAGTTTGTGATAGGATATGATCCTGCTAGGAGTTATGATAATTCGGTATCTTTAGTTGGTGAAATTTATTTTGATGAACAAGTTGGATATAAAATGAGAATTTGCAATGGTGTTAGTTTTGTAGACATTGGTAAGAAGAAAAAAACACCAATGAGAACACCAGAACAAATTGCATATTTAAAACAAATGATTTTAGATTACAATGGAAAACAATGTGCTGATTATGAAAATATTGAAGCAATTCTCATTGATTCGGGTGCTGGCGGTGCTGGCGTAAATATTGCAGACTATCTTATGGAGGATTGGATTGATCAACAAGGCAATCCACATAAAGGGTTGATTGATAAAATAGAATCTGCTGATTATATTACTAAATTTCCAAATGCAGTAGATAAATTAAAATTAATGAGTCCTAAAAAATATAAAAATGAAATGTTTGATGCATTAGTTGAAATGTTGGGATTAGATTTAATATCATTTACAGAAGAGTATGATATGAAGGGATATATTTCTTTATTTGAGAATCAGGAAGTAGAATATGAAGATGATAATAAAAATAAAAAGAAAGATATTCAATCTAGTCAAAAAATACATAAATTATCTTTTGATGAAGAATTAGCATTAAAAAATATTGATTTGGCAAAAGAAGAATTGGTAAATATTTATAGATTTGATAGTCCTAATGGTGGATATAGATATAATCTTCCACCTGATAAAGAAAGAATCATGCACGATGACCGTGCATATTGCATTGCCATGTTAGCATGGTATTTGCAACAATTAAGAAGAAAACATATTACACAAAGAAAAACCAACAACGATATTAATGTCCAAGAATTATTTCAATTTAAAAAACCCCAAATTCGCAAACGATAATAACAAAATAAAAATATAATTAATTATATAAATAACAAATCAATAAACATAAATATAAATTTCACATAGAAAGGTGGTGTAATTTTATTGACAGATACTAAAACAGATATTAAAGAAGAAATTATTAAAACCGATGTACCATTAAGTAAAGAAGATATGCAGTTTCAACGTATGATGCTTCATTTTGCTGAGTTTGCAAAATACATAAAAAAAGATTTAAATAATACTCAACCAAATTCTACTTTTAATAAAACATTTTCAAAAAATGATGTAATTGCATGGTTAGCAAATCCTCATAAATATGAAAAGAAACTAAGAGATTTATCAAGGTTTTTGTTAGATAGTTCTTCTCATTATAGAAGATTAATTGATTATTTTTCCACAATGTTAACTTTTGATTATGTGGTAGATATATATAACCAAACTGATTATGAAATTACTAAAGATTTAATTACAACAATAGAAAAAAAATATATAACAACATTAAATTTATTAGAAACAATGAATATTAAACATGAATTTTCAAAATTAACATATAGGGCATTTATAGATGATGTTGCGTATGGGTATATTTATTCAACTAAAAATTCTTTCTTTTTTGATTTATTAAACCCTGATTATTGTGCTATAAGTAGTATTGAGGATGGGTGCTACAATTACAGTTTTTCGTTCAATTATTTTGACACCTATCCAAAAGATTTAGAAAGGTATGCTCCTGAATTTAGAGAAAAATATGAAATTTATAAAAAAGATAGAAAGAATATGAAATGGCAAGAGTTAGATTCTAGTAAAACTATTTGCATTAAAATATCTAACACCGATTATTCTATACCACCTTTGGCGGGAATATTTGAAGATATTTATTCACTTTATGAGTATAAGGATATTCAGATGTCTAAAACTGAATTAGAAAACTATTTACTACTTATTGCTAAGATTCCATATAACAAAAGTGATGATTCTGCCAATAATTTCGCCTTAAGTTTAGATATTGCCAAAGAGTACTATCAGCTTATGGGTAGTAATTTACCTAATCAAATCGGAATCGCATTATCCCCTTTTGATTCCGTAGAATCCATTAAACTTAATAAAAGTGAAAGAGAGTTAGATGGAGTAAGTTTGGCAGAGAATTCAATTTATAATTCGGCTGGTGTACCAAAACTTATTTTTAATAGTGATAAAGCATCTGGTGCCGCCTTGAACAAAGCCATTATGAGTGATGAAGCAACTGTATTTCAATTATTACGGCAATTTGAGAGATGGATAAATCGCAGATTGAAAGATGAAAATAAAAAAATAAATTTCAAGGTTACTTTCTTGGACATTACAAGATATAACAAAAATGAATTAGCAACTATGTATAGAGAAGCAAGTACAGTTGGACTTCCAGTAAAACGTCATTATTGTGCGTCTTTGGGACTATCTCCTTCTGATGTGATGAATTCGATACTACTTGAAAATGATGTGATGAAAATTACGGATAAATTTGTGCCACTTAAATCAGCTTATCAGGATTCTAATAAAGGTGGGGCAAAAAGTAAGGGGGATAATATAGAAGGATCAACAGAAGCAGGTCAGGTGGTTGATAGTAATAATCCTGATAATAGGACATAATTAAATATTTAATTTAAAGAAGGAGGTATCCTAATGTGAAGTTTATTCACTGTTTTAATCAAGAACTAAAAAATAAATTGTTGCAAAATGGATTTAAACTATTGGTTTCTACCGATAGTTTATTTATTTTTGAGAATTCTTCTTCTATATCATTTGATTTCAATCAACTAGATAAGAAGCAATTTATTTTTAGTAATAAAATGATTTTTTAGTAAAGGTGGTGATTAAGTATTGAATGAATTGCAACATCTTTCACTTGCTACCACATATGAAGTGGATGAATCTTTTGATTCTGAAAAATTTATAAAAATGCGATTAAGGGTGTGTCATGATGGCGTGAACCCAAATAAGAGTAATTTTATAGTGTCAGATATGGAAAATGCAAAAGATTCTATAAAAAACATTCCAATTCTTGCAAATGTAATTTTTGATGAAGATGGACAACCTCAATTTGGTGGCCATGATATGACTTTAGAACCCAACAAGATAAAAGAAGGAGAATATAAAGTAATATTTCAGGAAACCCCAATTGGGCTTGTGCCAGAAAATTGTAATCATGAAATAAAAGAATTTAATGGCAAAAATTATGTTTTTGTGGATGCATATATTTGGCGTGAGTACTCAAATTATGCAGAAGATATAATTGAAAGAGATGAAAATATAAAATTATCTATGGAAATTATTATTGATGGATATACTTTTAATGCAAAAGATAAGGTGTTTAATATAACTGATTATAGATATCAAGGTATTACATTTTTAAATAAAGATTCTGGTACTGGTATGGAAAATGCTTTGGGTACTACTGGAACATTTGAAGAATATACAAAACAAAAGTTTATCTTAATGATGGAAGAGTTAAAAAATACTCTTTCTAATTATGATATAGATAAAACTGAAAAAGGAGGTAGTAATGTGGATGAAAAGATAATTGCTTTGCTTTCTGAATATAAGGTAACTTTAGAAGAATTACCTTTTAATATAGAAGAGATGCAATTTGAGGAAATCGAGGAGAAATTAAAAGAATTGTATTCTACCAATGATTTAGATTCAGAAAACGATGATAATAACGAACCAGAAAAATTCATCAAATCTTTTGAACTTTCGCATTCAGAGATAAGATATGCTTTATATCAATTATTATCTCCCGTGGAAGATGAAGATAATGAATGGTATTTTATTGATCAGGTTTATGATGATCGTTTTGAATATGAAAATTGGGAAGGTACAAAAATATATCGTCAAGGATATAAAAAGGAAGAAGATGTTGTATCTTTTGTGGGAGAAAGAATTGAACTTTTCCAATATAGACTTACAAAAGAAGAAAAAGAAGCAATTGATATTATGAGAAACAATTATTCTGCTCTAGAAGAAGAAGTAATTGCTCTGCGTGAATATCAGGCAATAAAATTTGCCGAAGAACGCAAAGAATCCGAACAAAATCTTTTCTCTCGATTCGATGATAAACTTCAAGGTATTCCTGAATATGAAAAATTGAAAGAAACCGCATCTGAATTTAAAATTAAAGATTTGGAAAAAGAGTGTTATATGATTTTAGGTATTCAGAGTGCTAATAATTTTTCAAAACCAAAAGAGAAAAATAAAAATGATAAAGTGAAGTTGGATTTTAGTAAGAAGATTGAAGAGAATCATAGTAAAGTTGATGAATTTTTAGAGAAGTATTCGAAGAAAGAGTAAGTAGAGTAAAAATTAAAAGAAATTAAGATTTGGAGGTTACTCCTGGTGGGGTATGTTCCCACTACCTCTTTATATAAAAGGAGATTTGAAGGATAAAAACCTTCCCTCTCCTTATTTTTGTTTGTAAACAAGGATGAGGAGGAATTTATGGGTTATACAAGTGGTACTAAATGGACTTATGAGTTAGTGAAGGAAACTTTATTAGCAAAAGGTTATATTTTGATTGATTTGAAATATAAGAATGCGCTTTCAAAATTAACATTTAAAGATATGGATAGTTATTATTATTTTCAAAGTATATCGGTATTTTTAAGAAGCAATCCAATGAAATTTGATGTTTCTAATCCATACACAATTCAAAATATGAAAAATTGGTGTGTATTAAATAATAAACCTTTTGAGTTAATAAGTACAAATTATAGCAATGCAAAAACTAAAATGCAATGGAGATGTTTAAAAGAAGATTGTGGAGAAATTTTTCTAGCTGATTGGAGTGGTATTTATAGTGGTAATGGATGTGGTGTTTGCGTAGGGGCGCAAGTAACATTATCAAACTGTCTCGCTACTAAAAGACCAGACCTAACCTTAGAGTGGCATCCTACCAAAAATGGCGATTTAACTCCCTATGATATAACTTATGGTTGTAATAAGTACGCTTGGTGGAAATGTTTAGAATGTGGGTATGAATGGAAAGCAAAAATATTCAGTAGAAGTTGCAATAATAGAGGTTGTTCCCAGTGTGCAGAATCTAAAGGAGAGAAACAATTAGATATTTTACTTACAAAATATGATATTCCACATCACACCCAATATACTTTTGATGATTTAAAGGGCGTTGGAGGAGGTTTACTTAAATTTGATGTTCCTGTATTTTGGGACAAAGAAAAAACCCAATTAAGAATGTTGATTGAATATGACGGGAAACAACATTATGAATGGGTTAAAGGTATGATGACCAAGAAGGAGTTTGAAACTTTACAAATTCATGATGAACTAAAAAATGAATATTGTAAAAAGCATAATATAATTTTGCTTCGTATTCCCTATTGGGAATTTGATAATATTGAGGAAATTTTAAAAAATGAACTAAAAATTTAAAGGAGGAATTTATAATATGGCATACGGAATCGTAAGAACAGACGCAATCAAGGCTACTAAAGCAGGTAATATCAAGAGTGGACGGTACTATGTAGGTGCTGATCCTACTGCTATTGACAATGGATGTATCGTAAAATTGCATTCCCTAATTACGGGAGAAAGAGAACTCTGGAAGTGTGTGGCACCTGGGGGTGAAACTACTCCTAATTGTTACCTTGTAGCCAGTCCAGAAATCATCTATGATGAATCAACGAAATCTGGTCAGGCATTAGACAAGTTTCAAAATGCCGCAGGTGCGAATATTACTCTAATACCTCTTGAAGTTGGTGACACTTTTAGTATCAGCGATGATTGCATTACTCCGATTAGCAGTGGTAGTGGCATCCCCGCAGTTAATTCCTATGTTGCTCCTGACGCCACAGGTGTTAAGTGGGCAGAAGTAGCCAACATTGCTAAGAGTGAAGTTTTCTATGGAAAAATCATTGCAAGAGAAATCTACAATGGTTCGAAGTATCTTAATGTGGTAGAGATGATTAGTGTTAGATAATTAATCTATTAATATAAATAAAGGAGGAATAAATTAAATGGAAGATAATAAAACTTTGGTAAAATTAGCGAAAGATATTTATAAAAATAAATTTTCACATGATAAATTTAGTAAATCCGATGCAACAGAGGCATTGCGCCAACATTTTATAGAACTCAATGGTGGTTCTACCAAATTGGATTATAAATCATTCCGTAGAAATGGCGTAGCAATGTTTGAAATATTAGAAGAGATTCTTCAAAACACTGTCCTTGAAGGACTTCCTGATGATAATTTCTTTGAAAATTTTGTGGAATATAAGAACCTTGCCCTTGGTGATCAGAATAGTTTCTATGCGCCAGACCGCACCATGTTGGTAATTTCAGAAATTGCCGATGGAACTCAATCTCTACGTAGACAGCGTTTAGATGTTGGAACTAATGTTTCTATCACCACCTCTTGGAAAGGCATCAAAATATACGAACATCTTTCTCGTTTACTCGCCGGACGTGTAGACTTTAACGAAATGCTTGAAGCATTAGATAAGGCTTTCAAACTGAAAATTAACGATGATATTTACACCGCTTTCACTGGTGCTTTCTCTGGTTTACCTGCTGGATTCACCGACAATGGTTCTTTTGATGAAGAAGATTTACTTGATGTAATTGAACACGTTGAAGCCGCCACTGGCAAATCTGCCATGATTGCAGGAACTAGAAAAGCACTACGGAAAGTAACTACTGCTATTATAGCTGATGCTGCAAAAGATGATATGTACAAAATGGGTTATTATGGTAACTTTAATGGTACTCCTATGATGAGAATCAAACAGGTTCACACCGTTGGTACATATAATTTCAAACTTTCTGAAAGTGATCTTTATATAGTATCCGTTGATGCAAAACCTGTAAAATTTGTAACCGAAGGTGAAATGAGAATTATCAGTGGTGATGCACTTGCCAACCAAGATTTGACCCAAGATTACTTTGCAGCTACTCGGTACGGTACTGGTATTGTAATTACTGACCTTTATGGCAGATATCAAATATCTGACTAATTAAATTATAAATTATCAATATAATTTTATAGTAATTATTTAGAGGGGTTAATCCCCTCTTTTTAATTGCAAAGAATGAGAGGAGTAAATTTTAATATGAAAGTATTTGAATTGGCAAAGGAACTAGATATTGAGAATAAAAAGATTATTGAAACAGCACAAGATTTAGGATATGAAGTAAAAAGTCACATGACTAAACTAGATGATGAACAGGTAGAAGGAATTAAAAAAAGTTTAGAATTGAATACCGATACTTCCCAACTTGAATCTAAACCTTCTCAAACATCTAAAAAAAATATCCAACCAAAAGAAGAACCTTGGAAACCAGATCTTAATCGTATGATTTGCTTAAAAAATATATCCAGTGGTAGATTGATTTATAAATCCAAACGTAAAATTGGTTATAAAATTGTTTGGGAAAACCCTGGAGATACAAATAATATAGAACTTGGTGAATTTATTGATCTTAAAAATACTGACTCAAGATTTATACGAGAGCCTTGGATTAGAGTAATAGAAGATGATGAAATTGAAATTTTGAAATATGCAAACATTTTCAAACATTATGAAGAAATTCTTGGATTGAATAATGTATCTGATATTTTAAGACTTGATTTTAATTCATTTAAGAAAAAGTTTGATAAATTACCTAGTGGATATAAGAATTCAGTGGTCGAACAAGCGGCAAAAATGATTAAAAGTGGTGAATTGGATTCTATTAAAATAAAGAATTATATCGAAGAATCAATGGGTATTGAATTGGATATTCTTTTACAACCTGAAGGTAAACCTGTTGACAATTTTATCAACATTAAATAAAGGGGGCAAAGATAATGTCCTCACTATATTCTGAAATATATAATATGTTTCTTAGTGATATAAAAGATGATTCTCTTTTAGATTTTACGGAATCTGAAAGAGATGATATTTTACACGGATTACTATTAAAGGCAATAACAAGGTTTAAAGCATGTGAGAAAGATTTAAATGATAGGGTTGAACCAGTTAGTGAAGATGAAAGTGAAACTGGAGAAGCAATTGAAGGTAAATTTAATGAAACTCTTACAGAAGAAGAAAAATTAATTCTTGCTACAATAATGAGAAAATATTGGTTGAATGATAAGATTTATAATCTTGAATTATTGCAACAAAGGATGACAACGAAGGATTTCAAATTAACGTCCCAGGCAGAACATTTATTGAGACTTACGGTTTTAGCACAAGAACTAGATAAAGAGATTTCAAGGATGATAGTAGATTATACTTTATATACCTATGGTGATTCATAATGGTTAAAGTACATATTGATAATATTATTGACAATGAATTCTTTCTAAATTATCTGAATTTCTTGATTGGTCGTGTGTACAAAATCCTTCCAATAAGTGAGTCAGAACCAGAAACTTTAAAATCATATTTGGATAGTCTTATTCTTGAGTTGACGGGCAGTAAGGATTTGATTTTGAAGTTAAAAAAAGATGCTAGTTTTTTATCTTTAATAGCAACATTGCAAGCGTTGTCTGAAAATCAATATTCTCATAGTGAGATAAAACGAGAAGTATTTAAGAGTATTAATATTATTAAGAAATTGATAAATAAATATAACTAGCTAGGAGAATTTGAAGGATAATAACCTTCCCTCTCCTTTTTATTTATAAAGAAAAGGAGGTAATTAATTTTGGCATATGGAACTTTGCAATTGCAGGAGAAATGGTTTAGCGAAGAACACCCAACAAATCCACACAAGGCTACTGCTACTCTTACTTTTAAAGGAATTCCCGTAGTAGCAGAAACAGTTACTATCGGAGGAACGGAAATTTATGAATTTGTTGTTGCTGCTGAGAATGCTCAAGAAGGAAACATTGCAGTTGTTTTAGGAGAAACTTTAACAGCAGATAAGGCAGTTGAAGAATTGGCAAAAGCTATAAATGCTAATTCTGTATTAGTAACTGCTGTAGCATCTAAAGAAGATGATACTGTTGTGGTTGAATATAAAACTATAGGTACTGACGGAAATGATGTTGCAGTTGCGGAAGACTGCACTAATGCATCTTGGGGAGATGATGTAGAAAAACTATCCAGTGGTTCTTTAGGTACTCCAAGTATGTTGAGAAATGTGGTAGTTTATGCTTCACCACATTACTACTGGTGTGAAAAAGAAGGTTCTGAATCGACAGTTGTTTGGAAAAAGTTTATTCCTGAGGCTTATTAAAATAAATGAAAAGGGGGTGGATTATTGACTACAAATTGGGATTTATATGAACGAAAATTGAAAATCAATGGTTATACTATAAACGATAGGCAAATTGATTATATGAAAAATTCTATAACAAAAGATTTTAGTAGTAATCCATCCTATCGTTCAGCATATTTTAATGATTCAATATTTACAACTGACATACAAGTAATTGATACTGATGATTATTTTATTAAAAAAGTATTAATGAAACCTGGTGATAGTATCAGTGTTGGGGACAAAATTGTTTTTGATAATAAAACATGGTTGTGCATTGGAATAGATGATACTAATCCAGTTTATGAATTTGGGACAGTTTATTTATCATCACAAAATATAACTTTAAACAAAAACAATACTGTATATAATTATCCCGTTGTAATAGATGGTAATGTTCGTTTATATTCAATGGGATATAACAGTAATAAATATTTAACAATACCTGAGTCAAGTATTATTGTTTATATTAAAAATGATAATATAACTTCTTTGATTGAACGTGGCGAAGTATTTTCTATATCAAATGATAATTATAGAGTTATTGATATAAATCGTTTAGTCATGCCTGGTCTAATAGTATTAAAAATGGAATATTGCATTGAAGAAGTTATAACTCACACTTACACTATAGAAATCCTTAACGGATCAACCATAAATCTTCAAGATGGTGATACCCTTCAACTTAATGTAAATGTATATGATAATGAATTTTTATTATCTCCCTCCCCTGCCCTATCCTATATCAGTTCAAACGAAGGAATTTGCACAGTTAGCAGTACAGGTTTGGTAACTGCTATAAAAACAGGTGGTTGTACAATAACTGCAAGTGCCAATGGGGTAAGTGATAGTATTACCGTAACCGTGGTTGAAGAAGTCCAACACAATATTACAGCAGAAATTATTGGAAGTGATTCAATTATAAAAGGTAAATCATCTAATTATAATTGTATTGTTCGTGATAATGGAATTATTGTGCCTGGAGATATGCTATTTTATCTAAAAAGTGATGATGGTGTGAGTAATACAAATTTAGCAACTATATCAAGTTATGATACTGATAGTTGTGTGATAACTGCTGGAAGTACTATTGGATATGTAAAGCTTTTTGCAAGGAATGAAAGCGGAAGTCTTGTAACACCAGCATTTAGAATTATGATAAGGAATTTATTTTAGGTAAAGGGGGGTATCTAATGGGACGATTTGCTGAACTTAGTACAAATAAATATATTATTCTTTCAAAATTAATTGAAGATCAAGAAATTGTAAAATGCTTGGTTAATAATGAATCTAATTTTTTAGATATACCTTTACCAGAAGATTTCGATGCCAGTAGTTTAATTTACGAAAATATATATCCATACAAGTACATACCCACTATTGAAACAACACCTAAAACATTCATAACAACATCTTTTAATTATAGAGCAAAAGGTATGTCTTATAAAAATGGATCTATTTATTTTTACGTGATTTCTCATAATTCTTTGATTAAAACAGATCATGGTTTTTTAAGGTATGATTTCTTAATAAATCAGATTGATGAATTAATGAATTATTCAAGAGATATTGGTTTAGGGAAATTAGAATTTTATGATATGGCAGATTTTTCTGTAAATGATTATTATTCAGGTGCATATATTGGGTACAGGTCTACGGAATTTCAATAAAAGTAAGTGAGAATATGGAAAATTTAAATCTTTATCTTAAATTACAGAAACCAATTCCTTTTTATGATATTTGTATGATTTATCAACCAAGTTTTGAAGAAATATTAGATTATCGTCTTGAAGAATTTGAGAAGTTACTACTTCCCTATTATATAACAGTTGATAGTTTATTTGATGATGAGATAACAGAGGAAGAAAAAGAAGGATTAAACACTTTTGATTTATTGTGTAGTTCACAGGATGTTGTAAGTTTCTTATTTTTATCTTTAGAGTTTTTCTGTAAGAATAAATTCGATGTTGATGAACAAGGTATTTTTTTTGATGGGTTTAAAGGTAGATTGAATAAAAATAATTTTGATGAATTTGCCGAGATTATATTAAAAATATGTGGTAGGGAAAGACCAGTAAAAGAGAAAAAACCTGTATTTAAAAATGATAGACAAAGAGATATATGGGAAAAACTTCAAGAAGGTAGACGTAGAAATGCTAAAAATAATGAGGTTAAATTAGAAGATATAATAAACTATTGTGAGTTTGGTGGGAGAAGTTATATTCCGATTGAAGAAATAAAAAAGTGGACTATTTGGAGAATAATAAATTGCTATAGTTCGATAATGGGAATTAGTACTTATAATGATCATTTTAGAATCTATTTAGTTAGTGGTGAAAAATCATTAATTGAAAATAAACATTGGACTGATTTATTAAAGTTAAATTATCAATATAAAGAATAGATGTAAGGATTGGATTTCTATTATCTACTCTTTTTATTAAACAAAAATAATTAAAGGAGGAATTTATAATATGCTATATGGTATTAAAGATGCGGCCAATCTTCATGTATATGAACAAGTTGCTGGTGGTGGATTAAAACCAGTTCTTTATGCTGATTACGCCAAAACAAGTTCAATAGATTTTACTGCTGATTCCGTTTATGCTTACAATAAGACTACAAAAGCTATTAGATGGGATAAACAGAGAGAGGGTACATTTAAGACAGAGATGGAAGTTTTTGAACTTAAATGGTTATCTTTGCTCTTCGGAACAACTATGTCTAATAAAACTATGCCTGTAGCAAAACGTGAAGTTTTAAATGTTCAAGCCGGTGGTGGAGGTGCATCATTAACTGAACTTCCCAAAGCTGGTAGTCTAGTTATTTTTAAATTAAATAGTGATGGTATTACCCATGACGCTGAACAAACAGCAGGAACTCCAGCAAGTGCTGAAGATAAGTATTCTATAACAGATAAAGCCTTAACTTTTAATCCGACTACATTTTCAACCGCAGGAAAAGTAGTATGTTATTATATGTTAGAAGGAACTCATAATACATTTACCGTTGATAATGTAAGTTTCCCTGGTGGTTATACTATTTATGCTGATAGTGCTGTTCGTGGAACAAATCAGGTTGATACATTTGTACAGTATCAATTATTAAATGTTAAGCCAAAATCTAATGTATCTCTTACTATGGACGCAGATAACGTAGCAAGATTATCGATTGAATGGGATATTCTCGCTGATTCAACTGGTGATATGATGCATTATGTAGAAGTTTAATTATAGTTTTTATAGGAGGTTATGTCTTTACATAATCTCCTATAATTTAAAAGAGGTGATTCCGAAATGATGAAATACAATGAAGTTAAATTAACTTATACTTGTCCTGCCGCCCCACCCCCTGGTCTTTATATGGATAGAATCTACACCATAGGTAAAGATAAAAAAGGTTTTTATTTTACAGATGGTAATTATATGGAACATGTTAAAGACTCGGATATCTGGTATATTCAAATGCTTTTTTCTCCCCAAAATTGCGATTGGGTTGATGTAGATTTTTCAGAAGAAAAGGAAATGGTAAAAGAAACAATAAAAGAAACAATGAAAACATTTGACAAAATTATTCCACAAAAATAATCACATGGGTAGATACATTCCTACAGTATCTACCCTATTTTATTAACCTTTCAACTATCACTCAAATAACAATCAAATCAAATCAAATCAACTATCATTCAACCAATCAAATCAACCAACTAACTAACCAATCAATCAACCAACCACTCAAAACAACATAAATCCATAAATCAAAAGGAGGCAAATAAAATGAACGTACAAACAAACTCTTGGATTTTCCAAGATAATGTAACAACTACAGGTAATGGAGTAACTTTTAAAACAGGTAGAAACAATCAAATGGCGGTTTATATTATTAGTTCGGCTAATTATACTGTACATTTTGAAGGTTGTGATGGTTCATCTACACCTAATTGGTTTCCTATTCCTGCTGTTAAATTACCAGAATTAACAATTGCTACATCTGTCACAGGTAATGCCAATCAGGTTTTCGTCATAGATTTAGCACATTTTGCAGGAGTAAGATGTCGAGTATCTGCCGTTAGTGGAGGAACATTAAAAATTACAGGTCGTGTAGTTGATGTAGGAGCAAGTTTAATAACCAATATCCCTACTAATCTAAACGCAACCATAACTACTCCCATTCAAACTGCACTTCTTCATGGTACATCTACTTCTATAGGAACAACTTCAACATTAATAGATTCAACTAAAAATTTTGAATTAGATTCGCTTAACACAAAAACAATAAAATTCAGTGTAGATAACACTGAATATATAAGAACAATAACATCTTCCATTGGTGATACTATAGGATTTGCTGATACTCAACTTGCCATTCCAGCAAGTGTAACTGTAACAGGTTCAACAGGTGGTTCTATGGTAATTAATTGTAAAACAGCAGGTGTAAGTGGAAATGATTATTCGGTGATATTAGTTGCTGGTACGGGAATAAGTCAACAAGGGACTGTTGGTTTTGCTAATAATTTATTAACAATTACTTCTCCTACTAATGTTGATGGCGATCCAGACCAGATAATGCCAGGTAATGTAGAAAGTATAATTAATAATACCCCTGAATTAGCAGCATTATTTGTGGTTGGTACTTATCAAGCAGGTTTCCCATTAGATATTTTAAGTGAACCAGTACCGTTTGCTGGTGGTAGTGAAGATGCAATTGTTGGTAGTGGTGTGAGTTATGTGGTGTTTTAAAACAACAATATAAATTAATATATAAAGAGGGGTTAGAAATTATAAATAATCTCTCTTTTTGTTTGGAGGAATTTATTATTTCAGAAATAAAACTAATTATAGATAATAATGTTTTAGAAAAATACAATAAATATTATTTTGCTAAATATCCAAAACGTAAAAAAATTCCTATTGATAAACCTACTCATCCATCTATCAATAAATGGATGATAATGAAACGTCCTCAAATGAATGATTTAAAACAAAAATGGAAAGATTTCATAATCTGGTTTGTAGAAGAAAACAAACTTACAAATAAAAAAATAGAACAGTGTGAAATGACATTTGTTAGTTACTTCAAAACCAAAATCCGTAAAGATTGTGACAATACTGTCCCTAAATTTATTTTAGACGGTATTGCTGAATCAGGATTAATAATTGATGATGATTCTTTACATTTAACAAGTTTAACTTTGAAATGTGGCTATGACAAAGAGTGGCCTCGCACAGAGATTTTTATATATTATTAAAATAAATATATTGGAGGTATTTAATATGTTAGTTCAAGAAATAAAAGAACAAATTGAAGCAGGTAAATTCGTAGATGATCTGCTTGAAGTTAAACAGTATTTATCCATTATAGAAAAAAATTTAATAGTAAATAAAATTATAGATAGTTGTATTGTCTTAGATGAAATTAATGGTTTAAGCAAAATAGATTACTTTTATAAAAAATTAACCAGTGATGTTTCATTATTGGTGAATTACACTAATATCGAGTTCTCAGAAAATCTTATTGAAGATTATGATTATCTTTGTGAGAATGTGGGGATAGAAAGGATTTTAAATCAAATACCAATAACTGAAGTTGAATTTATATTGGATTTGGTGGATTGTGAACTTACTCAGATTATAAAGTTAAATAATAGTATTGAGGGAATATTGGCAAGTAAATTAGATAAAGTGGTTGAAAAACTCCCCACAGATAAGCAAATAAAAAGTCTCAGTAAAAGTTTAGTAAAAGATATAAATAAATTAGATTGGGATAAATTACCTATGTTGAAGGATATGTGGAATGTTGCAAATGGCAATCAAAGTGAAGGTGAGGAAATTGGGTAAAAGCTTTAGTAGTTTAAAACAACTTGAGCAGTATATTACACAACAAGTTAATTCTTCACTTCAAAAAGAAATGTCTGAAATGGTTAAAGATAAAATTTCAGATCATGTAAAAACAGATGTTTATGATAAATATCCTAATCCAGTTATGTATAAACGTAGAGGTTTTATTGAAGGTTCACTCGGTCTTGGGGATACAGGACAAATGAATTCTCATTTAATTGAAGATGGAGTACTTGAAGTTGTTGATAATGCCGATTTTAATCATTCATTTGCATACAATCATGGTGGATATGGTGGTGTTGATTTAGGTGAAAGTTTGGCACATAATATAGAATTTGGATATGGGAATGATCCTTGGAGCAAACCAAGACCATTTATTAAGAATACACGAGAAGAAATTGGAAGTAAAGGGTTACATGTTCAAACGATGAAAAGTGCTTTAAAAACTAGAGGTATAGATGTTGTGTAAGGGTAAGTGGTAGATGTTTTTATCTATCCCTTGCCCTATTTTATTATATAGAACATAAGGAAGTGATTATAATCGCAAGGAAAACCGAACAACATACAATTGTAACTCCTGAATTGTGGAAACGAGTTTCAAAAGAAAATAAAGATTTACTTAATGAATTTTTAGATTATTGCAGAGGGAAAGATATGTCTCATGCCACTATAAAAGGTTATGAAAATGATATTGAAATTTGTTGGGTATGGAATTTACAATATAATGATAATAAATTTTTTATAGATTTTACTAAACGTGATATTTTAAAATATCAGAATTGGCTTGTGAATACACAAAATCTTAGTCCTAATAGAGTAAGAAGATTGAAGTCAGCAATTAGTAGTATGTCTAATTATATAGAGGCAATGCTAGATGACATTCACCCTAATTTTCGCAATATAGTTAATAAAATCCCTGCACCAGTAAAAGTAAATGTTAGGGATAAAACTGTCCTTGCAGATGAACAAGTTGACGAATTGCTTAATTATTTAGTTGAAAAAGGCAAATATCAACAAGCATGTGCAGTTGCATTGGCAGTAAGTAGTGGATCAAGAAAGGCAGAATTATTAAGGTTTAAAGTAAGTCATTTTACAGAAGAAAATATTAAATACGGTGCTTTATATAAAACTCCTGAAAAGATAAAAACAAAGGGTAGAAGTTCTAAGGGTAAAATGATTTATAGGTATATCTTGGTTTCTAAATTTAAACCTTATTTTGATTTATGGATGAAGCAACGTGAAGAATTAGGCATTGAAGGGGAAGAGTTATTTTGGAATAAAAGAAATAGTGTATGGAAACCAGGCACTATATCTTTATTAAATTCTTGGGCAATAACTTTTTCTAATATTTTAGGTATAGATTGGTATTGGCATTCAAATAGACATTATTTTACAACCGCACTTTGCCAAGCAAATATTCCAGCAGATGTAATTAAAGATGTAGTTGGCTGGGAGAGTACGAATATGGTGTCATTATATAATGACACTGAGATAGATGAGGAATTAGGTAAGTATTTTGATGAAGATGGGATTAAACAAGTAGAAAATAAATCTTTAAGTGATTTGTAAGATAGAAACTTCATTTTATCTTAATTTTCACTCCCCTTTTCGCATATAATATAATCATACAATCAAAAGGAAGTGATTATTATGCCTACAGACAAAACTAATAAACAAGCATTAAATCAATTAGTTGAAAAATACAAAGATGAAATTATTGAATATGAATACAAGCATTGGAAAGAATCATATCTAGCTCCACCTCCACCTAGATCATATGCTCAGAGTATGTTGCGATATAGAATGTGCTGTAAGATTGTGTATATTAAATTGAAAGATGGTAGAAAAGTTAAGGTTGGTGGATTGTTTCATGGAATGATTACTTAGATATAATTTAAAATTTAATAATTTTAATAGTTTGAATTTTTAGAAGTGAGATTATTATATCCACTTCTTTTTTGTTGCCTATTTTTAAATTTGTAAAGAAAGGAGTGGATATATGTGGCAGATGATATTGTAATCCGAATAAAAACGTTATTAGATAGAGCATCAGAATCAGAACTAAATAAAGTAAAAAAAGATATTGAACAACGAGTTAATCCTAAAATAAAAATTGATGTTGATAGTAAGGGTTTAGACAAGTATAAAGAAAAATATGTACAAATTGAAAATGCTGAAGCAAAAATTACTGAAAGAACTAAAGAGTGGACAAAAGCAAATGGTGAGAGTGTAAAACAAATTGAACATTTAAAAGCAGGAACAGACGAAGTATATAAAAAAGTAACAGAAACTACTATTAATTATAAAAAACAACGTACAGAGTTAGAAAAATTAAATAAAGAACAGTCCAAATATTGGTCACAGAGAGTTAAAGAAACTGTAGGTGATATGACAAAGAAACCAGATGAACTGGTTAAAATGGCAGATTATTATGATAATCTTGAAAAAACTAATTTAGAAACTATTAAAAATACACAAAATAAAAATTTTAATGAAGCCAAACAGCATTTAACACAATTAAATAAATTAAGACAAGATTATCATAGTTTAGGAAATAAAGATACAGAACAGGCAAAAGAATTAACTAAACAAATAACCTATCATCAAGGTCAATATAATAATATTATTAGAAGAAAAATTGACATTGGTGAAAAAACCAAAATAGAAGGAATAGAAGCTGAAAAATTAATTCAACTTGAAAAAATTAGAGAACAAACATTACGGAATGTTGGTACAATAAAAGCAAAAAATATTGATAAAGATATTATTCAACAGCAAAAGTTAACAAGTGAAATACATAAACAATCTCTTGCTCAACAAGATTTATTAAATAGAATCAGGGGCATGAGAGGTGTAGATGGAAAGTTTATTGTTGGTGATAATTTAAGTGCTTTAAATACTCTTGAATCTCAAATACGTGGTTTTGATCCAACTAATAAAAATTTCAGTAAGAATATGGCAGAAGCCAATTCTAAACTTAGAGAAATTTCTACTACCACAAGTATTTATAAGAAAGAAATTCAAGATGCTAATAAATATACTGGACTTTTTGGACAAAGTTTACTTGAAGCGGGCAAGAAATTCGCTAGTTGGTTGCTCATCGGTGATGTAATAATCAAAACAATAACAGCAGTAAAAAATGGTATTCAAAGTATCATCGACATAGATACTGCTCTCACAAATTTGAATAAAGTTACTGACGAAACTAGAGAAACATTAAATAAATTTTCACTTGAGGCAAATGCTATAGGTCGAAATTTGGCAAAAACTAGTGTGGAAGTTATTAATAGTACGACAGAGTTTGCCCGTTTGGGTTATTCCCTTGAACAATCTGCTCAATTAGCAAAACAAGCATTATTATATTCTAATGTAGGTGATATTGGAGTAGAAGAAGCTAGTCTAGCAATTATTTCAGCAGTAAAAGGTTTTGGTGTTGCAGTAGATGAAGAAGGTAGAAATATACAGAAAATTGTAGATATTTATAATGAAGTTGGAAATAATTTTGCAATTTCAAGTGCAGGTATTGGTGAAGCTATGCGTAGATCTGCTGCTTCATTATATTCTGCTGGCAATACAATGGAAGAAGCAGTTGCATTGATAACTGCTGCTAACGCAGTGGTACAAGACCCAGCAACCGTAGGAACAGCCCTCAAAACAATTTCAATGAGACTTAGAGGTGTATCCGAAGATGGTGAAGATGTTTTAGAATATCTTCCTAAACTTGAAGAATCATTTAAAAATATTGGTATTCAAATTCGCAAAGATGAAAATACCTTTAAATCCACCTATGACATTATGTTAGAATTAGCCTTAGTTTGGGAAAAACTTACAGACGTACAGAGGGCTAATATGTCGGAACTTGTCGCAGGAAAAAGACAAGGAAACATAGTAATGGCTATGATGACTAATTACAAGGATATGCAGGACTCTCTAACTACTGCCTTAAATTCGACAAATTCTGCTTTAATTGAAAACGAAAAGTATATGGAATCAATTGAGGCAAAATCTGCACAATTCAAAAACACAGTAATGGGGAAATGGCAAGAAGCATTAAATTCTGACGTAATTAAAGGTTTTGTAATTGCTATGACAACTTTAGTTGAAGTTCTTGGAAATGCAGAAGTTGTTGTAGCACTTTTAACTACGGCTTTTTTAATTTGGAAAGGAACTGCTATTACTTCTAGTATAAAAGCAATGATCGCATTCATTACTACTACTAATGCTGCCAATATTTCCCTTTTAGCATTATTGACAACAACACAAGGACTTACTGCTGCAATGAATTTTTTAAAAGCAACGATGGCAACAAATCCATTAGGATTATTGGCAGTTGTTGCAACAACTGCAATGGTTGCTATTTATGGACTCACTAATGCTACTAAAAAACATAGAGAAGAACAACAAAAACAAATAGAAACAAGTCAAAATCAAATACAAAATTTAAAACAACAAAAAGAGGGGTTAAAAGAATTAACTTCTGAATATGAAACTCTTAAAGATAAAGAGAAAAATCTTACCGCAACTACCGAAGAAAAGAAACGATTATTAGAAATTCAAAAAGAACTTGTTGATAAATATGGTGTATCTGCTACTGGTATTAATCTTGAAGGAGAAGCTTATTCTGATTCTATAGAAGTAATTAAACTAAGAATTTTGGCTTTAGATGAAGAATTAAAAAAAGAACAGGAATTATTAGAATTTAAAGTTAAAGCATCAGATAAACAAACTAATAAAGAAATTAAAAAAGCAATTAACCTCAGAGACACCGCAGAAAAACGTATAGAAGAATATCAATTAATGATTGATAATAATAAAGGAACTGAATGGTATAACCTCAGAAAATTAGAAGATTGGAAAGATATATATCAAAGACAACAAGAAGAAATATATAATCTTTCTAAAAACAAACAAAAATATTTAGAATACGAAGCGCAAGAAACCATTAAAACTTTAGAATCTAATGGTAAGGAAATGTCTGATTCTGCCAAATTAGTTGTTTCCGAATTTGCTAAATCACTTGCTTTACAACCCGAAGATATAGAAACTCAACAACAAGCATTAAGTGATTTTGCTACTAAAGTTGCTAATTCTGATTTAGATTCTTTAATTGAACAATATAATAAATTAACTTCTGCTATTAATAGTGGCGATGATTCTAAGAAAAATAGAGATGGATTATCAAAAACATCTAAGGAAATAACTAATTTAATTAATACATTAACTAAAGGTAATCCCGATTTAAAAGAATTTGCTATTAATTTTGCATCACTATATCCTTCTACTATTGATTCAAAAAATGCGATTAATACTTTAAATCAATATGAAAAAGCTCTCTCCGATTTTCAAACCACTTACAAAGACAATGTATCTAAAATAAAAGACCTAAAAGGTTTTCTTGATGAATTATCTGACAAAGGTCTTACTCAATCTTCAATAGAAAAAATAATATCTGATTATCAAGATTATATTCCTCTACTTGAAGATGAGTCCAAATTAAGACAACAACTTGTCAAAGACACAGAAGATTACCAAAATGCAATTTATGATGCCTTTATAAAAACTAAAGAACAAGATATTAATTTCTATAACAGTGTTAAAAATAACCATGCTGAATTATTTAATCATTTATCAAAATTATATGGCAATAATGTAACTCAATGGGCAAATTTAGCTCAAGCAAGAGAAGCAATTGAATTGCAATTAATAAGCAAATTAGGTTCTGAATGGGCGAAATATTTTGATGCTTTTAATGCAGGTACGCTATTAGTAAATCCTTCGAGTATGGGTGATTTTAGACGTATTGAAAGCGGTAGTGCTTTAGCTGTTGATTCTAAAACAAACCAGATGCTTAAAGATTATGCTGAATTTCAAAAAGCCACTAGAGATATGGCATCTAAGTTTAAAAATCTTAATGTATCTAGTTCTTTAGATAGATATGGTTCTTCCTCTAAATCCTCCAAATCCTTTACCAAAACCTTTGAAGTTTGGAAAGAAGCACTCGAAGCAATTAACAGAGAAATAGAAACTTTTAAAGATCAACTTGACGATGTAACTTCTTTTGAACAAAAAACAGAAATATATGACCAAATGATACTTTTATTACAAAAAAAACAAAACCTGCTTTTAGATATAAATAACACTTTTGATTCAAGTCTAAAACAAGCAGAACAGAATCTACGGTCTTATATTGGAAAAGGGTTGTCTGAATCTGACTTTAACAAAATAATGTCTGGTTCAACAGATACAATTGAAGTTGATATAAAGAATGAAAAAATTGCAAAAGCGATTGAAGATTTTAAAAAACTCAAAGATAGTGCAGAAGGTCTTAAAAAAGAAATTCAAGGTATAGATGATGAAATAAGAGATTTGAGTTTTGCTGAATTTAAAATTAATTTATCAATTGAAGATATTAAACTATCTGATTTAACTCAAGAAAAAGAAAACCTTAGAAATGAAATGTCTTTATTAGAAAAAGGGTCTGCTGAATATATTGCATTATTAGAACGAGAAAATCAAATTAATATTGAAAGTGTTAATATTTTAAGAAATAAAATAGCATTAGTTCAACAGGAATTAGCAAGTGATAGATACAATGCTGACCAAAAACAAGAATTGATAAATACTTTAAAACAACTAAAGCAAGAATATATCAATCTCCAATTCTCTATCAAACAACAACTAGCATCCATAGCAGACGAAATCATCTCTATCTATAAAAATATCTATGAAAAACAAAAACAAGTTGCATTAGATGCCATAGATGAACAAATGAAAGCAGAAGAAAAACGTCATAAACAAGCAACTGATAATCTTGATGATGAATTAAAACAATTTGAAGATTACATCAATGCACGAATCAAAGCACTAGATAGAGAAGAAAATGAGCATGATTATAATCGTGAATTGGAAAAGAAACAAAAAGCAATATTAGAAACTCAAAAAAATATTGACGTTTTATCATTAGATGATTCTTTTGAAGCAAAAGCAAAAAAAGCAGAATTAATAAAACAATTGGCAGAACAAGAGGATGAAATTAATGAATATCAACATGACCATTCAATTGATTTACGTAAAGAAAATCTTAAAGACCAATTAGATGCTTATAAAAAAGATATTGATGCAAAGAAAAAAGCAGAAGATACTAAACTTAACTTAGAAAAAGATAGGTTGGATAGAATTAAAAGAGAAACCGAAAAACACTATGACGATTTAATTAATGACGAACAAAAGTTTGCCCAAATTCGTTCTGATATTATAAATGGTAATATTGATAAAGTTAAATCAGCTTTTGCAGAATTTAAAACTTTTGTAAATGGCAATTTAGAGTTTATTGGTAATAGTATTAGTGCTAATTTAATTACAAAAATGGAACAGGCATTAGCATTATTAGAAAGTGCAAATAGTGCGAATATGTCTATTCCCTCTTTGGAAAGTACTAATCCTAGTTCTAACACATCTGGTAGACAACCTATGGCAGTATTGGATTCTGGTTCTTTTGAACTTGTCAATAATAGAGCAATTATGCAATCTAGACTTCTTGCATCACTTTTAGGAGCATCTGCTGATTGGGAAGGTTATGGACAAAACCAGACAATTATAATTGGTGGAAAGAGATTTAAACCAGCTAAAAATGTTGACGGAACAACATATCTTTCTATCAGGGAAGTTGCAGAAGCATTAGGTCATCAAGTAGAATGGGATGAAAAGAAAAGACAAATTAGGATATATCATGAAGGTGGTATAGTCGGAGATAAATCATTTGGTTTTGTTGATAAATTTAATAAATTTTTCAATACCAGTGCCAATGAACATATAATCAAAGCACTAACAAATGAAATTTTAATTCCACCAAAAAATATTGAAAGATATCTAATTCCTAATATGCAAAAATTAATTGCCAATGCAACTCCACAATTACAGTTTGCTGGTGGAGGTAACGTAACTTATAATATGAATGTTCATATAGATAAAGTAGAAAACACAGAAAAAGGTGTTGATGGTTTCTTTAAACGGATAAATAATGGAATGAGTAAACTTGGTAAATAGAAGGGGTATCTACTCCCCTTCTGTTTTGTTTTAAGGTGGTGAACAGCAATGATAAAAGATTCTGCGTATTTTGAATTTGATAATGAATATTCATATGATTACGATATTATAAATTGTAATCTTTCTTCTGGAATGACAGAAGAACCTTTTGTAGCAGAAGTAGAAATAATTGAAACTGAAATACGTGGTAGAAATGAACCTTATTTTCAAGAAGTTAAACCAAAACCTTTAATACTGGATTTAGTTTTTGCTTTTAAAAAGGGATGGACGGAAGAATCTTTACAAAGGGTTAAACGATGGTTAAGAAAACCATATTATGCTAAAATGCGTTTTTCGGAAAATCCTGATAAAATTTATTATTGTATTTTAATTTCTGATCCACAAATATCTCATAATGGTATAAATCAAGGTTATATAACTTGTCAATTTAGATGTAAGAGTTCTTATGCACATTCGCATATCTATTTAGAATCTTATGATTTTAGCAAAGAAAGTACTAATCATTTTGTATTTAATAATTTAGGAGATGTGGATGTTTTACCTATAATAACAATTAAAAAACTAGAAAAAGGTAAAGTATCTATTTTAAATTTATCTAACGGTAAAGAATTTGGATTTTCAGAATTAGAAGATAATGAAATTGTACAAATCGATTGTAAGAGAAGAAATATAGAAAGTTCGTTAGAAAGCACACCTCCACCTATTTATAGATATGACAAACTTATAAATAATTATTATATGAGTTTGCCTTATGGTAAAAATAGACTAAAGGTTGATGGCAAGTGTTTTTTGGACATGAAATATGAATTCAGATTTTATTAGTATTTAATTATTTAGAAAGGTGGTGATATTTATAATAGACTTACTACAAAAACCAAAACTATATCTTACAAAACCTGATAGAAATATTATTGCAGATTTATCTAATCAGGCATTTAATATACAATATAACTGTAAACTTGGTAATATTTCAGAATTATCGTTTGATCTTCCTTTATATATTGAAATAGAGAACGAATTAGTTTATAACAAACATCTTAATATGATTCGTTATAAATACCTAATAAAATTTGAATATAATAATAAAATTGAATGGTTTATTATACAAAAACCAATTCAAAATATGGGTGAAGATATAGATTCGTTTCAAGTGGAATGTTTTTCTCTCCCCTTTAAATTAAAAGATAATTTAATTAGAGGATATAAAGTTGAATCCAAAACATTATCACAAATAATGACCGATTTGTTAAAGGAAACTACATGGTCTTTGGGGTACGTGAATTCAGAGTTCGACACTAAATTTCGCATGTTAGAAATTACTTCTGCTACGGTACTAGATGCAATATTTACAGTTTCAGAAACATTTAGTGCAATTATTAAATGGGATACTGAAAATAAAAAGATAAGTTTTTATAAATTAGACCAAATCGGAAACTACACTGGTTTAAATTTTAATTATGGTATCTATTTGAAATCACTAAATCAATCTTTGGATGATTCAGATTTTTGCACTCGTTTAAAAATTTATGGCAAATCGGGATTAAGTATAAATGAATACAATATAACTGGTACTGACTATTTAGATAACTTTGGATATTTTCTTTATCCATATACAGAAGATGAGCAAGGCAATGTAATTCAAAGTAGTCATTATATGTCCAATGAATTATGTCATGCTTTATTGGCTTATAATAAAAAATTACAAGATAATGATGGTATATATCAAGGTTATTTATCTCAATTAGAAACATATGAAGCAGAACTAATAATTTTAAATAGTCAATTAATTACACTACAATCTGAATTAATAATAATTCAAGACAATATAGATTTGGCACAATCTAAGGGTCAAAGTGCTTATGATTTATTAGCACAACAATCTGCCAAACAAAATGAAATAAATAATAAAAACACTGAAATTAGTAATAAACAATCACAAATAAATTCTGTACAATCTAATATAATTTCTCTTGGTGACACATTGCGTATGGAAAGTAATTTTACTCAATCTGAATTATTTGAACTTACTGATTATATAGTTGTAAAAACTGTTGAAAATCAATACATCTTTGATGCTAAAGAATTATTATCTTGGGGTAAAGAACAGTTTGTAAAAATAAATACACCACAAATATTAATAGAGATAGATTCGATAAATATTGATCAATATTTAGATGAAGATTGTCAATTAGATAAAGGTAAATTGATTTTAGGTGATTTGGTTAGAATTGACCATGAAACTTTTGATATTAGCATTATGGCAAAAATTATTGAAATGGATTTTGATTTTGAAGAAAATAGTGTCAATCTTGTAATTAGTAATATTGAAAATATTAATCGTGATTATGATTTGTTTTTAAAGAGAATAAATCAAGCAGTGAGCACATCTACTACTGTTGATATGGAAAAATATAAATGGTCATTGGGTGAAAATGCTAATAATGAAGTACAGAAAATTATAAATAATGCATGGGATGCTACTAAACAAGCAGTAATTGCTTGTGGTAATGAGACGGTAATTACTGATAGAAGAGGCATCAGTATTATAGATCCGAACGATTCTGATAAATTTATTCGTATGATGCATGGTGTAATTACTCTTACCCAAGATGGAGGTAATACATTTCATACTGCGATTTTGCCAGATCGGATTGTAGCAGAAAGAATTTTAGGTACTTTATTAATTGGTCAAAACCTCATAATAGACGCATCAAACAACGAAGGTAAAAAATTCTTCACCGTCAATGAAACGGGAGTAAAAATTTCAGGTCTTTCCCTACAAATAACGGATGGTGGATTACCAGTTTCAGAATTAGCAGAAGGAGTACTCTTAGAAAATAAACTCTATAATGGTGTAAAAATAGATATAACAGATGGACTAACAATTACCCGTTCAGACAATAAAGTACGTTCCATATCTAACGCAACAGATGGATTCACTATTGAAAAATATGAAGGTTCTCAATGGAACAAAAAATTATATGCTGACATTGATGGTAATTTAATATTAAAAGGACATATGCAGATAGGATCGGGTAATGCCATATTTAAAGCCGACACGAATGGAATATATTTAGGTAGTAGTAACTATAATTATGCACCCTTCAGGGTTTCCCTTTCAGGTCACTTAGTGGCAACATCAGCAGATATTCAAGGTAATATAGATTGTTCGAGTTTAAAAATTGCAGGTACTAATGTATTGGATTCTTTAAATAAAATCAATGGTAATTATTTGTCCAATGGTAGTGTTGGTGCAAATAAACTAAAAGTTAATGAGTTAATTGTTGGTGACAATATTCAAATGGGTCCGAATGCTTATATAGCATGGGGCAAAGTGATAGATAAACCAACAGATTTAGTATATTCTGGTGATTTAGCAAACTATGTTACTAATACTGCCTTAACTACACAATTAGGAAAAGATTATGTTATTACTGGTAAAATATATGCTAATCAAATAACTGCTGGAGATTTTACTGCATTTAATTCTTTGCAAATAGGTGGAAAAAATAGTAGTAATAAAGAAATTTTAATGTACACTACTTCTGGTCATAATGTTATTATTTCAGCAGGTGGTTCTACTTATCCACATTTACAAATAAGTGCTAATCAAGTTTTATTAGGTGATGAAGTTTATGTTGGTAGTAGTTGGTATGGAGCAAAAAGAGTTTTAGTTGAAGGAGATGCTATTTCTTCTACTGCTGTATTTGGTTAAATTTATATTTAGGATAATCTTTTATTGTTTCTCCAAAGATTAAAATTGCCTTATAATCTGCCCAATAAAATATATCTCTTTCTCTATCATAATAATATTCATAATCTTCAAAACGTGTAATTTTTCTATCATAGTCAATAAAATATTTACCATCTACCCAACGATTTTTTACAAAACCTTTATTTGTATCTCTTTCGTAATATTTTTCCATATCATCACTACTAATATAATTGATATTATCTCTAGGGTTGCTCTCCACATTACTATTATCATTATTGTTTTGAGTTTGATTTTGATTAATCTTTTCAATTTTTTGTCCATCCCCACTATTAACCCTAACTACCCTATTTACTCCGTCCCATTCAACTGTTGCACCTAATTCTTCGGATATTACCCTCAAAGGTACATACGTTCTATCTGAAACTATTTGTGGTGAAGCATTAGTAATTGTTTTACCATTGATAATTAATGTAATAGGTTGTTCGGCAAATAAAGATTGAATGGGAAATAAACACCCAACTAGCAAACCAATAAACAGATAAGATAAGTTTTTAATTTTCATTATTATACATCCTTTCATTTTAATAATATATATTTATACTATCATATTATCTAATTTTTTACAATACTATTTAACTATTTTGCTTATTAATTATTATTATTCTTTTTTAAATAATTTATTCAATTATAAAGAAATTTAGGTGATTTTATGGCTAGAATATATGCCAATAATGTAACTTCCAATTCTATGCGAATCAATGTTACTGAATTAACATATCCTGCAAAAGATTATGGTGGATTTGAGATTGTGCTTGTAAAGTCAAGTACACAAGAGTATGTATATTGGAATAATTGGACATCAACCAATTCTACTTATAATACATGGCACGATATTTATAATTCAATGCCTAGTCCTCCTTTATATCAAAAATTAACACCTAATACTGAATATAAAGTTTCAGTATCTGGAAAATGGAACGGAACTTGGTATTTAATAGATACAATATATGTAACTACAGCAAGATCAAAATTGTCTACACCATATTATATTAGTTCATCAATATCTTCTAATTCAATTACTATAAACTATTCTAATGTATCTAATGCTAATGTTTATGATATTCAATGCACTAATGGAATTACTGCTTCACCATATTCTCCTTCAGACACATTTAATAATTTACAACCAAATACACAATATGGATTTAGATGTAGAGCAAGGGATCGTAATTATAATTATGAGGTTTCGGATTGGTCTGGTTATACTTATTTAACTACTTCAAAATCTCGTCCTACTAATTGGTCTTGGACTACAGCAGAAAGAAATGCTTTCAATAATCATGGTGCAGTAACAACTTTGACATGGGATCGATGGAATTCGTTTGTTGATAAAATAGTAGAGTTTAGGAATTACAAAGGTTTAACTGAATATGTAACAGTAGGTGGAACATCTTATCATATAACTAATGCAAAAGTTTCATCTAGCAATAAAACATTAACTGCTTTGAAATTTAATATTGCAAGAACAGCAATAGGAAATATGAATTCAACAGGGATTACAGATAGGATTCCAGGTGATATAGTGTATGGTTCATATTTTATAACACTTGAAGATAAATTAAACGGAGTTCAATAACAATATAAAAATAAATAAACTTGAAAGAAGGTGATGAAATTAAAAATAAAATTTAATTGCCTAGACAACCATATCTATTCAGACGATTTTCAACAAGGAACTTTAGATGTTTATTATCATGAAATGGAAAATATTTATTATCACAGATTTATAGGGCAAATCCCAACAAATAAAAGTTCAGATGTTTGTAGTTTTTTAGAATTAAATCTAGATAATAAAATCGATGTGGTTTTTATTGATAAATACGAAAATGAGATAAATAGATTATTAGATGGAAAAGTAATAAATATTAACAAAGATATTTTTAATAACACTTGTAGGATTGAAATAAAAGCGCAGATAACAATATAGCAAGATAGTAAGATAAAAAATAACAATATAATAAGATAAAAAAATAATATAAAGGAAGTGATTTTTATTATAAGTGATTTTAATATTAAACTGGCAGAGTTAATAAACAATAGTAATTTGCCCTTAGATGTAGTCACTTTATGTTTACAAAATAATATGTATCAGATAGAGATTATCAAATTAAGTTCTAAAATAGACGAATTAAGTCAAATTATTAATGATGATTTGTCCAATGAAGATAATTTATCTAATGTAAATAGTACAAGCAAAGATGATTTATCTATCAATCCTGAAATAGAGTGAACTACCCCCGACTAAAGTCGGAGGCTTCTAAAGTCTAAGTTCACCAGACTTAGTATAGAGAAATTTATACTACGATAGAATAGTTATGATACCTTTGGTTGACGCATCAGACCATTGCTCTATCGTATATCACTAAGTAGAGTTGGAGGGTAAGGCTCGGTGTGATATACATATAAGCTATTTTATCATTGTCGAGATGAGGACGAATTCTATATATGGTAATAGTATATAGATACGCATAACCTGCTTTTAAGCAGAGTATTTATCCGAAAGGATTTGATTTTATGGTTTATGTAATTAATGAAGATGGGAGTCCTTTAATGCCTTGTAAACCAGCAATAGCAAGATTATTGTTAAAAGATGGTAAAGCAAAATGCATAAGAAGAACTCCATTTACAATTAAATTACTATATCATGCTACAGACTATACACAAGATTTAACTTTAGGAATTGATACTGGTAGTAGTAAAATAGGAAGTGCAGTAGCAAATGACGAAAATGAAGTGTATTATATATCAGAAGTAGAAATTAGAAATGATATATCTGACAAAATGGACAAAAGAGCTAAATATAGGAGAACTAGAAGGAATAGGAAAACTAGATATAGGGAACCTAGATTTAATAATAGGAAAAACAGCATTAAAAAAGATAGATTTTCTCCTACAATGACAAGTAAAATTAATTCACACTTAAAAGAAATTGATTTTGCAAAATCAATAATGCCCATTACAAATATAATAATAGAAACAGCAACATTTGACCCACATGCTTTAAAAAATCCAGCAGTATTAAGTAATAAATGGCTTTATCAAAAAGGAACTAATTATGGATTTGCTAATACTAAAGCTTATGTATTAAGTAGAGATAAATATATTTGCCAGTATTGCAAAGGAAAAAGTAAAGACAGCAGATTAGAGGTACATCATATAGTTTTTAGAAAAAATGGTGGCTCAGATGATGCAGAAAATTTAATTACACTTTGTAAAACTTGTCATAATAGTTTGCACAAAGGAGGAATTAAATTAAAGAAGAATGGTAAAATTAAAGGACAATTAAAACACACAACACAGATGAATAGTATAAGTCAACAATTATTAAGACAGCTACCAAATGCAAAAGAAACCTTTGGATTTATTACCAAAGAACATAGACAGCTAATGGGATTACCAAAAGAGCATTACTACGATGCTGTAGCTATTGCCTGTTTAAATAATATTGAAGATATAGGGTTAATTGATGTAAGCTTTAAAACTGAAAAAGCTGTATTAAAAAAGTGTATCCCTAAAGGCGATTACCAACAGGCAAAAGGAGTAAGAAGTCATCAGAAGATACCTACAGGTAAAATAGAAGGATTTAGGAAGTTTGATAAAGTAAGGTATATAGGTAATGAATATTTTATTAAAGGTAGAATGTCTACGGGTTATGCCATTCTTATGGGTATAGATGGTGAAAAAATAGATTTTAGTAATGCACCCAGAGGTATGAAGACACCGAAAATATCTAACATGCAAAGAATTAATGCAAGAAAATCATGGATTATATATGAACAGAACAGAGCCAATTCATCTCATGACTGAAGTCACGAGTGTTCTTGGCTCAACAATAAAATATTCCTTTTATTCAAATTTTGTGCTTGAAAAACAGAGTAAATGGAAGAAAACAAGAGAAAACAGAAGATAAATTTTTGAACATTTTTGATTTTTCTATTTTTTGAAAAATTAGGTTGGAGGTGATAAATTTTGAATCAAATTTTTTATGATCCTTTTATTTCAATACGAAGAGGTAATAATGAGCAACCTTTAGTTTCATTAAGTGAATATAAAAAAATAATAAATGGATTAGTAATATTATCAGAAATTCCGCATAGGCAAAATAAAGTTCAGGTCATGGGTAATTTTGGATTGGAAACTTACCAGTGGTATGAAATTGTTGATGGTTTTCCTACATTAGACACAGAAAGTAAAATTGGTACATATAAAGTAGATTATGTATATGGATACGTTTATTTTCATCCTGATGTAAGTGGAAGTATATTACAATTTTCTTTTTATGGTAGTGGTGGAGTTTATATACCCGCAAGTAGGATTTATAGTAGTTTTCAATCTAATGGTAGTGGTTCTTATGATATTAAAGAAACACTTGAAGATATAATACAAACTTCTGCACACCATTTTATATTTTCTACTGTACAACCTAGTAATGAAGACGGTGAGGATGGGGACATTTGGTTCGTCTATCAAGAATAAAGATATTAATTATTTTATTAATATAAATATACTAGAAAAATAAGGAGGTAATTATTAGATTTTATGAATAATGAAAAAATGGGAATTAGCATGAAAGCAACGCTCAGATTAGAAAAATATCCTGATTGGGCAACACAGGAACAAATTGATAAAGGTTTGGTAAAACCCATTGAAGTTATTATATCTGAAGATGATTTTATGGCATCAGAAGATAATTTAAAAGATATGGGTTTTAATATTTAATATTTAAATATTTATTAAATTATTTATTATTTTACAAATATAAATTTAAGGAGGAATTATAAAAATGGCATTAACAAATAGTGGTAGAGATTTTATAGCAGCTTGTATAATTAATGATGATTCACCCGTATTCTTTAATTCGACAAATTCGCATATCGGAGTCGGTGATTCTACTACTGCTTTTGCAGCTTCACAGATTGATTTACAAGCAAGTTCTAACAAAGTAAGAAAGGGCATGGAAGCCACTTTCCCTACAAGAACTAATAATCAGTTAGTATTTAAATCTAGTTTTGGAACTACTGATGCTAATTTTGCATGGCAGGAATGGGGAGTTTTTAATGCTTCTAGTGGAGGAGTTATGTTGAATAGGAAGGTGGAAAATTTAGGCACAAAATCCGGTGGAAACTGGCTTCTTACCGTAACACTTACAATTAATATTAGTTAATATTATTAATATAAAAATTATATATAGTCCTATTTTTAATTAATGAGGAGGTGATATTTATTGTTTAATCAAGGACGTTTTAACCAAACATCTTTCAACACATTAAACGATATATCATCTTCCTCTTCGGATGAATTAACACTAAATATTACAGAATCAGCAGTTATAGAAATAAATGTACATGATGAATTAACAATAACTATAACTGAAGAAAGTAATAAAATTTGGACTTTTAGTGTTTCTGACAATTTAATTATTACATCTGTAGAGGAAAGTGAAAGGCTTGTAAATGCTTCAGGTACTGACCCGCCTATAATTACACTAAATGATGTTTCGGATTTAGAAGTAACTAATACACTTCAAGATGCACTTAACTTAACTGTAAGTGATTCGCAATCATTAAATGTAAATATAAATGTTAATGATTCTTTGTCTATAAATATACAAGAATTATCTATATGGGATTCTCCTGATGCTTACAATATAAAAACTTATGACGATCTTGATTTATCATTAAGTGAAACTAATAATTTAGATAAAAACATTGAAGTAGAAGATGATATTAATTTAACAATAGATGAATCATCATATATTTCTTTAAACCTAGAAGATTCTTTAGATATCAATCTACAAGAAGATTCTTTATTAGTATTATCCAAGGATATTGAAAACAATTTATATTTAGATATTACCGAAGAAAGTCAATTAATTACTAATATAAATACTGGTGATAATTTAAATATAGGTGTAAATGAAACCAAAAATATATTGGTAGATATTAGCACATCTGAAAATTTAGATATTAATGGCATAGATTTAACTATTAATGAGTTTAATAAAAATGATGCTATTAATATTTATTGTGCTGACAATGCAAATGTTACTGCCTTGCCAAATGTTAGTGATACATTAAATATTTCTTCAACGGATAATGTAAATAATTTAACTGCATCTAATAATATAACTGATTCAATTAGATTGTCTATTAATGAAAGTTATATTCACAAAAATGTTGATATTAATTCTAATGATAGTTTAAATATAAATATACATGAAACTACAAATGTATTTGTAGAAACCAATGCTAATGATAATTTATTATTAAATATTAATGATATTTCAGTTTACAATACTGCGCTGATTTATAAAGTAAATGGTAATTGGAAAAATATTAATAATGTTTATGTAAAAATTAATGGAAAATGGAAACCTATCATTGGCATCTATGGCAAAGTTAATGATGTTTGGAAGGTTAATTATGAAGGGGTGATAGAGTAAATGGAAACAATGTATAATGCTAAAATTAACTCCCCTCTTACAACACTTTCTTCTGATATAAATAGTATTGCAACTACCATCCCCGTAACTGATATTTCAGTTTTTCCCAATGCACCTAATCTTGCTACTATAGGAACTGGTAATAATGCAGAAACTATTTTATATACAGATAAAAGTGGTAGTAGTTTGGTTGGTGTAACTAGGGGATTTCAAGGGACAGCACAGACATGGAGTAATGGAACGATAATAGGAAGATTATTTACAGCATATGATCATGATAGTTTAAAAAGTAATGTAGAAGATGTATATGGGTATCCGTTTCAGATAAAATCTGCTGAATATAATTCAGTAACAGATACTTTATCAATAATAATTACTTCGGGTTCAGGTGAAAGTTTTAATAGTACTACTTTAAACACTATTACAAAAACATCTGATACTACTTTTAATATTAATCCAGTAAGTGCTAGCGTGACCTATAATATTTATTTAAAGAATGATGGTAATTTTGATAAAAGTACAAATGGTAGTATTCCAAATGGAAGTATTTTAATAGGAACAATTAGTACCAATGCAGATAAATCTATAAATACAATTACTGATAAAAGACCTTTAGTTAGTGCTGTAGGTAGTGAATTTATTAAACATTTAACAGATACTATTATAGATGCCAATAAAACTATAACTGTTGGCTCTACTGGATGTGATTTTACTACAATACCAAATGCTTTAGATAGTATAAAAACTGCTAGTATAACTAGTTCAACTACTGTAACTATTTCTTTATTAACAGAAATGTATGAACATACTTCTCAACTTAAAATAAATCATGTTAATGGTTCTAATATAAGAATAATTGGTGCTACTCCTATTGCCACAACCGTTTCAAACGTAGGTAGTGTTTCTGATACTGCTGGAAATTGGTCTGTACCTATAACAGTTGCTAGTGCAGTAGGTATGCAAGTAGGACAATATGCTATTATAAAAAATACTACAGGCACAGGTAATCATGAAGTTTTACGTGGAATGTATGAAATTATAAATATAAATGGAAACGTAGTAACGGTTAAAAATACTTTTCAAGGTACTCCATTCCCTGCTGTTGCATTAACGGGTGGAGATTTTGTTGTTTTAACTACAACGTTAAAATTTACAAATTGTAATGGTATTGTTGCTGACCGTTCTGAATTAGGATTATTAAATAATGTTGCAATTATTGGTTCTAATGCTAGTACTAATTATGGAATATTATCAACAACAGGCGCAAGCATAACTTGTGGTACAAATGTTGGAGTATCTGGTTTTAAATCTGGTTTTTTTGTAACTAACAGAGCAGGTATTACTGCACCATATACAGCATCTTCCAATAATGAAAATGGTTATGAATGTTCCAATTTCGCAGGGATTTATATAAATAATTGTATAGCAAATGGTAATTCTGAAAAAGGTGCTTATGATTCTACTGGTGGGGGTATGATGGCAGAAAATATATGTGTTTGTGGAAATAAATCAGGATTAACAGTTAATAATGGTGGAAAAGGATTTAGTTCGGGAATTATTGCAAAAAACAATGTGGAATACAATATAGATTGTTGTGAAGAAGGTTCTTTATTTGCTTCAAATTCTAATGTTGGTGATGCAGGTTTAATTGATATATTTGCATATAACAATGGATATGTACGTTGTTCTAATTATAGTGGCAGTCCTATTTTCTCTCCTGAACCTAATTCTGAGGGAAATAAAGGTTCATGGATAATAGTGTAAAGGAGGGAGATATAAATTTATGATTTGTGTAATTAAAAATAGCAAAGTATTTGCTATACATACAGATGAGCAAGTAGCAGAAATTAGAAATAAATATAGTGGTTTAGATATTATCCATGTTGCTGATGATGCAAATGTTACTTTAGGTGGTACTGATCCTAGAGATTTAGGAGCAACATGGAAAGATGCGAGATTTTTATTAAATTCATTAGAATTGGATAGTCCATTTAGAATAAAATCTGCATTTTATACGAGTGGTACAGATACATTAAGTATAGTTATTGCTAGTGGTACTGGTGAAACATTTAGTGGAAATACAATAAATACTATAACTAAAACATCTGATACAACTTTTACTATTAATCCAGTATCGGCCAGTATAACCTATACTATATATCTTAAAAATGATGGAAATTTTGCTAGTAGTATAGATGGAACAATTACAGATGGAAGTCTATTAATTGGTACTATTAGTACAAATGCGGATAAAACTGTAAATATAATTGTCGATAAAAGACCTTTGGTTAGTGGGGTTGGGAAAAAGTTTGCTAACCATCTGGCAGATGGTGCGACAATAAGTAAATTAGGACACGTATATCACGCTACGCTTACGACAACACTTGATACTACTTGGACAGGTACAGAAGCCCCATATACGAAAACGCAAACGGTAACTGGAATATCGTCAAATGACAATCCTATAGTTGACGTAGTAATGAGTGGCACATTTACTACAGATGAAGAACGAGCAAATGAGTGGGGTAAAATTTATCGTGTAACAACTGCTAATAATTCTATAACATTATATGCGATGGATAAACCTGAAGTTAGTTTGCCAATTCAGCTAAAGGTGGTGAGGTAAATGGGTGAGGCATTAATTAGGAAAAGAAAACCAGTAAAATCACCACCTAAAATATATGGCATCAAAATTGATACTACAAATAGCAACCCCGAAACTGCTTTAGCCTATACAGATAATGCAATAGGTTTTACTCCAGCCCAAGGAAATAATGGCAATTTTTCTTATGGTAGTTGGCAAGACAAGTTTCCATTTAATCAGATTAAACCATGTTTACTTAAAAATGGAGTGGTGCAATACTATCTAAATCCAAACGATTATACTAAAAAAATTGACGGGACAAATGCAGACATTACAAGTGGTGCAGATGGTGACGTAATGATTGAATTTCCTAAGATTTGGTGGAAATTTGAAACCATTGGGACTGACTTGTATGTAAGATATGCTAATGCAAAGGTAGATAGTGGGTATAAATGTTTAGCACATATGAGGGGTACAACCGAAAAAGCCAAGTGTTACATTTCAGCTTATTTAGGATATTCTGACGGTTCTAAATTAAGAAGTTTAAGCGGAAAAATAACAACCGCTTATGAAACTATCGGTGCATTTAGAACTATTGCACAGGCGAATGGCAGTGGTTATGACCAAATGGCTTATTTTCAACTTTTAATGTTGCAAGTCTTAGGTACGGTGATGTTTAAGAGTAGGGATTGGCAAACTGCTTTAGGCAGAGGTTATGTCGATGGGAATAGTGCCAAAGTTAATACGGGTGCTACAAATGCTAAAGGTATGTTCTATGGTGAAACTACAGGAAAACAACAATTAAAATTTTGTGGCATAGAAGATTTTTGGGGTAATATTTACTATTGGATTGACGGATTATTTAGTGATGCAGACCGAAACATCCTAATCGGCAATGAAAGTTTTAACGATATTGGTTCTGGATATACAAATTACGGACAGGGTGCGACAACGAATATAGTCGGTTACATAGACGACATACAAGGTGGTACGGAAACGGGTTTTATCGTCAAAACAGCAAACGGAAGCGAAAGCACGCATTATCCCGATTCCGCGGTTCTGAATGTTTCGCGCTTGCCGCGTTTCGGTGGTGATTGGTCGGCTGCGGATAAGGCGGGGGCGTTTCGGCTGCATGTGGGTTATTCGGAGTCTGAAAAGTATTCGGTTATCGGCGCTCGCCTCGTGTATTTTTAATAATAACAGTGGTAATTGGTCGAATGGGTCGAATAGAAGCCTATCAAGGAAAATACTATAAAGAGGTGATAAAGCGTGAGAATAAGAGGGACACAGGAAACAGTTAAGCCCATTGAAGTGAATGCTGATACAGTCTATGTTCGGACGAATATAGTGCGAATTGAGGAAGAAGATATTGACGCCATGAAGGGGTTTAGTGGTTGGGAATATGATGAGCAAGTGTTCAACAAGAATGACTATATCGAAGTTGGCTTTCAACGAAGATGCAGAAGGAATAGCACTTCTACTCACTTTGATGATGGCTGAAATCGATATGTTAAGAACCGAATTGTTTAATCTAAAAGGAGATGAATGATATGAGTGAAGCTATATTAGGAATGTGGGTATATGCAGTAGAAAGTGGGCGAATTATAATTGATTTTGTGCCTAATATGTATAGGGAAAAAGTTAGAGAAATTGTCGGGGTTGTTTGATATTGGTTAAAAAGTTTTCTGACTTCGCAAATGTGTATTAAGAAGTTACTTCGCAGTAGACTATGAACCTTCAGTAACAACTAAATAAAAGGAGGTATTCTATGCACCCTAATCTCAATTATGAGCTATATGCTAAAATTGTAGATGGAATCATAGAAAAAGGCATGAATAAGATGGAGGCTAAAAATCAATTAGCCTCCATTCTTGATGAATACAGAGTTATAAAACAAAACAGCGATCCAGAATATTATAATTTGCGGAAAAACATAAAACTGTTTTTGAAGGATAAAAAACGGCAAGGATTAAGTCCAATAACTATTGATAATTATCGACTTCATCTTAAAATATTTACCGATAGAACCGAAGAAAAACCAGTAAATGAAATAACCAAGCAGGACATAATTAACTATCTGGATGATCGGGAAAGCGACCCAACAGTAAATGCTAAAAGTACTGTTGAGACAATTCGCTCAGTACTTCGCAGTTTCTTTGAATGGCTTTGTGAGGAACAGATTATTGAAGAAAATCCGATGATTAGAATTAAACCTTATAAAGTGGGAAAAGCAATGGCAAAGGCATTAACAATTGAAGAATTGGAACTATTCCGTGAAAGTTGTTTCACTTTGCGAGAAAAAGCATTAACTGAAATTATGTATTCAACAGGTTGTCGATTATCTGAAATATCGGCACTAAATAAAGATGATATAGGACAATCAAATCGGACGATTAAGGTATTAGGCAAAGGAAACAAAGAGCGAATTGTATTCTATTCTGCTAGAGCTGCAATTTACCTTAAAAAATATCTTGAAAGTCGTAAGGATGACTGTGAAGCATTATTTGTAACAGAACGGCAGGAATATAGAAGATTAAGCAATCGAGGTATTCAACGAGAAATAGCAGCAATAGGTAAACGTGCAGGGCTTGACAAGAGAACTCATCCCCATATGCTCAGACATACTTTCGCAACCTTGATGCTAAATAACGGTTGTCCAATGTCGGTATTACAAGAACTTTTAGGTCATGATGATATTCAAACTACGGGCATTTACGCAAAACAAACGTTTGAACACAAGCAACAAAGTTATACTCAATATTTCTATCAATAATTATGTTTTTATTTTGTATCATAACAAATCTTTAATTTGGTTCAAATTTTCGGGTTTAGAAATCCCTATATATTGGGATTCTTAAAAATGATTTTTTGAGATTTTTTAAATTTAATAAAATAAAAATAAGGCAGGATAAAAATAGGTATCCTGCCTTATTCGTTATGGTAATTAATTTTGCGGTCAAATTAATTACCTTGTACCCATTATACCGCAAAGGAGGAATGAATACAAAGATTGGATGGTGTTGTGAATTGGTCATAAATCAAGAATGTGAACAACCAAAAATTTGTGCCGAAGTATTTAAGAATGTTGATGAAAAAATAAAGGTGGCAAATCACCGTATAGATGATTTGGAAAGCCAAACAAACAAAATATATGATATTACAAGTGTTTTGTCCGAACTCCAATTGCTCACAAAATTACAGAGAGAAGACGGAATTAAAAGAGATAAATTGATTGCTGAAATTAGTGAAAATCAAGCGAAGATCAGTAATTCATTAGACGTACTAAGCAATAGAATGAACAGTACAGAAGTTAGTGTGGAGAAATTAAGCAAGAAGATTGATGAAGTAAGTGGTGATAATAAAATAAAATTATCAGATATTTTAAAGAATTTATTTATAATTGCAATGTCTATGGGATTTGGTGCAGTGATAAGTATGGTTTTAAAGTAGGTAGATTATGAAATATAAAAACAAAGTAGATATATTTTTTAATAACATAACAGATATAACTACATCTTTTATTCAAGGTATCTTGTTTTTAGTTTGGAATATATTATCAACTATTATTCGTTCTCCATTGTTTTGGTTATTAGTAATTTTATGGGTTATTTATTATATAATAACTTATCCTGCTTCACCTATTGAACATTGTCCAAGTTGTCATCAACAAATACGTTTGTGAGAAGGTGAGTTATGAAAATATTTAACATAGATGAATTTAGCAAAAGAATAGTTTATTTATTAATGATTAACAGCGTAATTTGGGTTTATCTTTCTTATTTATTGGCCTTTCTAGGAAGAGAACAAATTGCTGAAAATCTTTCAGAAAAAATCGTCATTCAAATAATCGGAGTGACATTAATTTATTGTGTAAAATCATTATTTGAAAATTTAAGTAAACATAATACTTGGCCTGATAAACCTGATTATAGTAATAATATAAATGATATAAATACTTTGGATGATAATGACAATATTCCTAGTATTTAATTTTTAATTCTGAGGTGGTAAATTGAATATTTTTGAAGTTCAATCATTTATTTTGCTAGGTGCAATCTTAGGAATGGCAGGTCAAGTCTTACGAATGGTTGTAAATAACAATAAAAGTTTACCTCAAATATTTATAAGTTTATTGGTAAGTTGTGCTATTGGGACTATAACTGCTATTGCCTTACTAGGTGTTGAAACAAGCAAGTTGATAATGATAGTTTTTATTACCGTTGGATATGCTGGAACGGACTTTATTGAGAGATTAGTTAAAGGTGGTGAAAAATAAATGAGTAAATTTAATTTACCTTTTCCTTATGTAATAGATCACATTCCTATGAATTCTAATAAACGTCCAAAATATAAAATGGATTGGGAATATATTACTATTCACAACACAGGGAATTCAAAATCTACTGCAAGAAATGAAAGAGATTATTTAACCAATCCTTCAAATACATCTTCTACAGGTTATCATATTGCCATTGATGAAAAACAAGCAATTGAATGTATTCCTTTATTTGAAAATGCTTGGCACGCAGGAGATGGAGGAAGTGGTGCTGGTAATAGACGTAGTATAGGAATTGAAATATGTGAAAGTGGGAATTACCAAAAAACATTAGAAAATGCAGTTTTACTTGTGGCAGAATTATTAAAATCTAAAAATAAAAATGTAGAATCATTAAGACAGCATTGGGATTGGAATGGAAAAAATTGTCCACGTTTAATAAGAGCAGGTCATTTAGGTTGGACATGGGATAAATTTAAAAATGAAGTTCAGAAGGAATTGTTGAAAGGTAAGGTGATTGAAGAAATGTCAAAGTATTTTAAAGACTTGCCTAAAGATCATTGGGGAGCAAAAAGTGCAGATAGATTATATGAGAAGAAAATACTTTCTGGTAAAGGCGATGGGATTTTAGATCCTAATAGTAGTATTACACGAATAGAATGTGCTGTTTTAATTGATAATGCCGTTGAATATTTACTTAAAGAATTGAAGAAGTAGAGGGTAGAGGGAGGTTACATATGGATAATCAAATCATTAGTGAATTATTTTTAAATATTATGTATATCATAGGATTGATTTTTTCATATTTTATAATTGCACTTTTAAAGAAAAAATTAGGTATAGAGAATCTTAAAAAGATTGATCATGAAATTCAGACTAATCAAGAATTAGCTAGACTTGCAGTTTTATATGTTCAAAAGAGTTTTAAAGATGTTGATGGTCAAACTAAATATAGAGAAGCATTTATTGCTTTATCGGAAATGTTGAATAAAAAAGGTATTGCTTTAACTGAAAGTGAAATTCAAATTTTAATTGAATCGTCTTTAAAAACATTGAAAAAGCAATTTGGAAATGCATGGAAAGAACAAGTTAGATAATAATTTGAACCAAATAAGGTTTTTATCATGATTTTCAGAAAAACAAATGCCTATATATTGGGATTTGTAGCCTGTGGATAACTTTAAAAAATGTATAAAGAATGTAAGGAATGGTAGAAATATCATTCCTTATTTTTTTCTGTTTCTTTAAAGGCATCGGCAACTTTACTAATGGTTTTCTTATGGGTCTTATCAAACATATGTGTGTATATTTCGCTAGTAGTACCTATTTGACTATGACCTAATGCTTTGCTAATATCATATAATCCAACTCCTAATTCATTTGCTACACTTGCGAATGTATGTCTTAAATCATGCAGTCTTATTGGTGGTAAATTATTATCAGTAACTGTCTTTTTAAATAAATCACTTAAATAATTTGGTCTATATGGTTCACCATTTTCCCATATAAACTTATGAACACCTATGATTGTCCTATAACTAAATTTAACTAAATCTTAAATAATGTTTATTATATAAACATATATTTATATTACTATTTTAATTCTTCTACAAAAACCTTCCTTCAACTTCACTCCAACTTCTTACCCATTCTCCATCCCATTCTTTATTCCAAATATATCTCTTACCAAATAATATCTTTCTTTCAGCATTTGAACTATATAAGTTTGACGGTATATCGTCCAAAAATATTGCACCTTCCATATTTACAATGCTCTTATTCATTTTGCATGTAGGATTACTGATTAGAACATAGTCTTTAATAAAAGGTAGTTTTTCTTCCAACCAACGTGCCTTGTATGCTAAGTTTTTAGGCCAACCTATTGAACATACTATAAGTTGATATTTATTGTTTAATTTTTCTAGAGTTTCATATGTATTGTGATTTATAAATTCTGCAAATTGAAAGAATAATGGATGAGTAAAAATTTCTTCTACATTTGTAACTAAAGGACATTCGTCAGAAAAATTGTAAACCTTAACTTGATCTGGTTCTGCTGTTTTAAAATTAGGATGATCGCAATAAAGCTCATTATAAACTGCGCAGAAAGCGTTGGTTGTATCTATAATTGTATTATCAAAATCAATAAAAAACTTTCTTTTCATTTATACCTCCAGCCATTCAACTAAATAATCTACTTCTTTATTTAAATAATTTATATCATCAGAATTAAATATGTAATAATCAAATTCATAATCATCTAAAGCAGTTTCAGATGGATGATTTAATTGTTCAGGAGTGAGATTACTAATAAAATTATCTCTAATAATTCTAACCGATACATTAGGCCAATTATCAATGCCCCACACTTCAATCTCATTGGGGAACCTGCAATCAGGAATTATTACATAATCCCATTCATTTTCAAACATTGACATAAATTCTTTAATGAAATTAACCCAATAATCAGGATTTATTTTTCTTATTACATCAGTACCCATATACTGAAGTATTTGTCTACCTTTTTCATCTTTATTTCCGTCCCAATTAAAAAATTGTTTTGCTTCATATTTGAGTAGGTCTGCATAGTGAGTTATTATAACTTTTTTATTTTTTGATTCTAATTTCTTTTTTAAAATTAATGCCGTTGTGTCCTTCCCGTGTTGCGCCTTGCCCGATATATTTATTATTTTCATATATTCTTCCTTTCTTTTTATTTTTCCACTATAATCAATTCACTATAAGGTAACTCCTCAATCACCTTACAAAAATCTTTCCACTCCTTTAACTTGTGATTACGTCTCTGAAAATACATATTTCTTAATACTTGATAATTACCAGTCCAAGTTCTCATTTGATTAAACGAAGAAGGTAAGTTTTGAATTATTGCCAGCCATATTTTCTTATCTCTTCGTTCCTGCCATATTTCTATCAATTCGTTTAAGTGAGATAAAGTATCCTGTCGGTATTTTTCAATTGAGTTGTAGATATATTCATCAGTAATATTACCTAAATTTGTTTCAAAGAATTTATCCCAAGAAAAATCTTCATAAATTAATGGTCTGCTGCCCATTTTGTGCATAGTGGATGTACTGTTTGCTACTGTAGAAATTTTATATGTGTCTGCTTCCTTCCACCAATATAAAGGCGCAGTAATATCCATTGAGACAAAAATTTGACGCATGAATTTTGCATGTTCATTTCCTGCTTTAATAAGTTTTAAAGCAAGTGTCATATCTTTTTCACCAATGATGAAATCTTTGACACTTTCAATAGTAGTGTCATTCCAATAACTATCTGATTTATCCCAAGATTCTAAAGGATTCCGCATGCCCCTTAAAGCCCCTTGAAAATTGAACACTTCTATATTTTCTACTTTAATCAATTTACCTTTCCTTTCTATTTTAATAATTCCTCAAACACATCCCATTTAGTTTCTAATAATTCAGTAATCATATATAATTCGTATAACATACTGCTAGTTAAATGATGGTTTGATAATTCACAGTCAACGTAAATTTCTTTCTTTTTTGTATCAATAGTTATCAATACTTCCGATTCATAGATATTAAACCATATCTCATTAATACCAATATTAACTTGTATATGACTAGAATCATTATTTCCAATAATTTTACGTATTTGTTTAATTATATTATCCATATTTATATTTCCTTTCTCATTTAAATAAATTAGGATTATCTTTAATCAATTGGAATATCCCTTCTGCAACACACTCCACTAAATCTTCATCATCATTCCACTTTGAATTGCAGTAACTATGGAATATTCCATGCACAACTTCATGTAAAAATGTAACTATTCTTTCATCTTCATATATCATGCCATTATCGATATAGATAATATGATTATTGAAGTCGATTTGCCCATCTAGTAAATCACCATTCTTATCTCTAATTTCTTCATCAATAAATTTTACTTCATAAATTCTCCAGCCAATTTTTATAGTTTTAGGGATTTTCATTAATTATCCTTTCTTTTACAAACATTCCTTTATGACAAATATATGTCATAGCATAATTATTATTTTCATCAATTATATAATATTCTTCAAAATCAATATCATCTTTTATTTTGTGTAATTTATATGTTTTGTGGGGAATAATTGAATCTCTGACTGGACTATCAGCATCAGGCAATGATATCCAATGGGTAGCGTCTGCGATATTATTTACGCTCGTATATTCCATAAATACCTCCCAATAATTAATGTATTTTTATATTACTATTTTAATACATAACTAATTAATTTTCAAGTAGTTTTTCCGTTCTTCCCTAGCTTGCTCGTATGTTTTATGATCTTGGCATTTTTCTATTTGATTTATGTTGTGAAAATTAATATCAAATTCATGTTTTATACAAACTGATTTTATTTTTGTTGGTGAAATATCAAATTCAAAATAGTGGATGCATAATTTAGGATCGGTACATTTCATATAATTGCCTCCTTTGAATTAAATTGTTTATTGAAGGGATAGCAGAGGGATAACCTCTGCTATATTTATTGAATACCTGTACTTCCATGCCCTCCCCTATCTTTATTACCTAATTCTTCAACTTCAATAAAATTAACTTCTGGCATTTTTTCTACAATCCTGAATTGACATATTCTGTCATTCATATTTATCTTTGTATCTCTAAAGGCAATAACAGGCATAAACCACTGATCGTTATTGCCCGAATAAGATTCGTCAACTACGCCTTTATGATTAGTTTGAATAATTCCAAAATTTTTATAAGTACTTGACCTAGGAACAATATGTGCTTCATGATTTTTTGGTAATTCCATAGCAACACCTAGTGGTATTAATTTAAATTCTCCTTGTTTTAATTCACAATTAATAGATGAACGTAAATCAATCCAATCTCCTTGAGATATTTTTTGTATTTTTTCTAGTTGGTCATTAAAGTATTTAATTTTAATATTCATCAATTTTCTCCTCATCTTCTTTTTTATTTACATCTAATTTAATCACTTTGTCAGTTTCACGAATCTTCACAAAATATCTATACTCATCATTATCATCACATAAATTTATAAAATCATTGTAAGGATGATTTTCATGTTCGGGTTAGGACAAGTTGTTTTTTTACAGAGAATGAATTGTGGTATGGTTATTTCCCTCCTTTCTATATTTTATATATTTTTTGATTTGAACTTGCTAATTTAACTCCAAATTGAATATTATCATCTGTTGATAATTCCTTTATATACTTGCCTGTTTTTATATAAATATGATAATTCAATAACTCAGGAAACTTTTTAATTAATACATCATAATCCATTCCAGTATACAAAATAATTTCTAATTGATTATTTAATGCTAATTCAATTAACCTAAACATTTCTTCTGCTTGTAAAGTCCATTCTAATCCTGCAAGAATAATACCTTTATTAAATAGATTGGATTTTACCTCTTGAATTATTTCATTATCATTTATATAATAACTAGGTGAAAATTTTAATTCTTTATTATAGCAATTAGGGCAATTAAATTTACAATTATTTGCACAGATTAATGCCCCAATAAAAGGAGCATCTTCTGTGCGTTCATGAAAAATACCTTTAATAAGAATTTCCATATTTATAATTGTACTCTATCTCTGAATTCTGATTTTTTACCATCATTAAAAAATTCAACTCTCCTAAGATAACCCGTAATTCTTTGATACATTTCAACTGGCGTATTACATATAGGACAATAATCAACTTTTTCTTCGATATAATTATGATTAGGACAATATCTATTTAATGGTGAAATACTTACATATGGAACTTTATATTGTTCGCAAACTGTTTTAATAATGCTTTTCGCTTGTTGTCCGCTAATAGCACCATTCATAAATATATGAATTACGGTTCCACCCGTAAATAGAATTTGCAAATCATTTTGATGTTCAAATACTTGATGGATATTTTTAACTTTATTAACTGGCATATGACAAGAATTTGTATAATAAGGTGCTTCTCTTGTTCCTCTAATAATAATATCATCAAATTCTTCACAATCTTTTTTTGCTAATCTATAACATGTAGACTCGGCAGGGGTAGCCTCAAAATTATAAAGGTTGCCAGTTTCTTCTTGATATTGTATAAGTTTATTACGAATAAAATTACCAACTTCAATTGCAAATTCTTTTCCTTGCGAAGTTAATATATCAATATCTTTCCCAAAAAAATTTTCACACATTTCATTCATACCAACTACACCAATTGTACTAAAATGATTTTTTAAAGTGCCTACATATGTACAAAAGGCAGGAATCATATTTTTATCAACAATATTTTCTTGTAACCATTTTCGTTTAATTTCAAGACTATCTTTGGCAATATTTAAAGTGCGTTCTAAATCTTTATAGAACTTCTTTTTATTACTACTATTTAAATATGCTATTCTTGGCAGATTTATTGTAACTACACCAATAGAGCCAGTAGAATCTCCTGCACCAAATAACCCACCATTTTTTCTTGATAATTCTTTTAAATTAATACTAAGTCTGCAACACATACTTCTTATATCACTTGGGTTCATATCACTATTTAAAAAATTTGCAAAGTATGGATAACCATATTTACCTGCCATTTCCCATAACAAATCATTATTAGGATTATTCCAATCAAAACGAGAATGGATATTATATGTGGGTATTGGGTATGCAAACGGACGTTTCTTAGCATCTCCTTTAAGCATTAATTCATAAAATGCTTTGTTTATCATATCTATTTCTTTTTGACAATCCTTATATGTAAAACCAACAAAATCTCCACCAATAATTGCATTTTCATTTAATAAATCATCTGGTGGTGTGAGATCAAATGTAATATTTGAAAAAGCAGGTTCCGCACCACCTCTAGAATTAGAGTTAATACTAAAAATAAAATTTTGCATACTTTGCTTAACTTCTTTAAAAGTTAAATTATCTTTTTTAACAAATGGTGCAAGTAATGTATCAAAAGAATTAAAAGCTACTGCACCCATAATTTCATTTTGAAACACAGTAACTAAATTACTTAATTGATTAAGTACAGCATCAAAATGTTTAGCAGGGGCAGAAGTAGGAATATTAGGTACTCCTTGTACACCCATCATTAGTATATCTTTAAGAGAATATCCGCAACAATATAACGTCATTCCTCCAAGATCATGAATATGCATTTTCCCATTAAGATAAGTATTAGTTATTCTTTTGGGATAAACATTCCTTAGCCAATAATCTTTTGATATTTCAGCAATTATATGTTTATTTAATCCACCAAAACTATAAGGTGAATTTGAATTTTCATTTACTCTCCAATCTGTTTTCTTTATATATTCGTCAATAATCGATTTACTATCCATTTATATCTCCTTAACAAAAAATATTGCTTTGTCAAAATTCATCATTTCATCATTCACTTCTAGCATTGGCACAGACTTAATCCCCTTAGATAACATAAAATTTACATCTTTACATATTTCATAATTAATATTTTTTTCATCCAATCTTTGTTTTAATATTTTACATTTAGGGCAATCAGTAGAATACAATGTAATATTCAATATGTAATAATCCCTCCTTTAAAATACCTCTCCACATCTACTACAAACTAAATCACACATTTCCTCATAAGCGGGGAATCCCCAAAAATCAGGTCTACGTTCTTTATACCTACGCATAACCAATTCTCCTAAACATACAGGGCATATATCATGCTCGACAGCATAATTGTCAATATCAAACTTATCTAAACCATACAAAATTTCAACTATTTCTAATGGTGTATGCCTTTCTTCTAGCATTTCTATTATTTCATCCATTCAATAATTTATTACCTCCATATTTATTTTATTGTTTTAATTAGATGTTTATGGTTTATGGCAATTATTTCTGCCATATTAATATTTCCTCCTTTCTTTTCACTTTTTCCAAATCGTCTTTATGGAACCAATCACCATCTAATGGCCTACCCATATTATCTGTTTTAGTGATCAAACATTTAAAATCTTTAAATATACTTTTATCTGATATAGAGTGACCTATCATATAGCCTATTTGACCAATATATTTCTGATGATATTCTTCGTTGAAATCTCCGTATCTTTCTAATTCTATTGCTCTGGTATTATTTAATGATATGATTTTAAAGTATTGTTTTGTCATTATTCCTCCTTTTAAAACTTTATTGTTTAAAATTATTTTAATTCATCAACTTCAATTCCTAATTCTTTTTTAAACCATTCGGCAACTAAATGACGATGACAAAACTTTCCCGATTTTTCCCAACAAAGTAAAACTGCATTTTTACCTAGTTCTTCATAAACTTTTTTAGCATCTAGTTTATTTAATATTGTTTTGTAATATTGCTCTATATACCATTCTTCACTTAATTTTTCATCATGCCATTTCTTCCACCAATTATATTTTGGGGCAAGTTTTTTATATTGTCTACCCTTAAACCAGTCTGGACATTTACCTGCTATTGAAACCGCGTTTTCTCCTTTGTATTTTGCAAAATAAGATGTGTTCATTTTGCCTCCATATCTTTATAATTTAATACCAAATGTTACTTTTATATTGAGTATGTATTAATGCAAACTACACCATGTTTATTGATAAATGCATCACTAGATGCTATAAAAGAATTAATTCCATTTGTAGTTACAGGAGTCCCATCTTCCTCAAACATTCTAAACCCCATACCCTTTTTAATGTTAATTGGTTCAATATGAATCCACTCTCCATTAACTAATACTTCGGCAGTACGAGTATTTTTATACATTTTGTTTCCCTCCTATTTTTATTTTATGTATTTATTATAATCTAAATCACAAAACTTACAATACAACATATCATTTAATTCTTCATAACAATCTGAGCAAATTTTGTTTTTAATATTTTCATAAAATTCATCCACCCATTCTTCAAGATCGTCAATTTTATCAATTACTTTTTCAACAGAATCTTCAAAACCACAAACCCATTCATAACCGTCTTTATCATAAATGGCAAAGTATAATAATAGATAACCTGCTAAAGATTTTTCTTTATGTGCATCTAATTCAAAATTACGGTAAATTTTTTTCATTTTACCCTCCTTTTATATTTATAATATAAACCGCAATACAAATTGTAATAATTATTAATAATAAACTACTTAATATTTGACACATTAAATAATGCTTTGTGTAAGTTTTTAAAAATGTATTTCCCGTTGGGATTAACTTTCTAATATCTTGTATGTGTTTGATGGGGTTAACCTCCTTTACGAATATTCTTTCTCAGCAAAATCTACTAACTCTTCATATTTTACATGAATAGCATCAAACACTTCCTGCCATTTATCACCATGATCATTTTCTTCATTTGTGCCAACTACTACATGTGCTAATTCATGTGCAAGAATCTCAGGCATGTGAATAAAAGGGATGTTAGTAGATATGTCTATTAATATTTCTTCGTCTGGGTTAGTAGGGAAGGTGGTGCATCCACATTCTCCATAATCTCTGCCTCTTAATTCTGGATTAAACTGAATAAGTGCATGTGTATTAGGATATAATTCTTCTACTGCTTGAATTATAGTATCAAAAGGATTGTTTATAATTTTCATAATTCAATTCTCCTTAATAATATTTAATATTAGTGATTTTAACTACTTTATTTTTATTCCCATTTCTTTTTAAAACTTTAGTATTAAACCATATTTTAAATCTACAAATCATTTATATTGCCTCCTATTGATATATCCCATTTTCTATCATTAACTTTTGTGCCTCTTCTCTAAATTTACTAATAATTTGCCCTACTCTTTGACTAGTAATATTATACATCTTTGCTATTTTGGTTTGCTTTATTCCGTTCATATGTAAATTAAAAATTTCTAAATTTCTTGATGAAAATTTATTTTCTAACTGATTTAATATATCTTGAATAAAAATATTATGAATTATATTGTCTTCAAAATCATATGTAGCAGATAAAACATTAAGTACTTCTAATGTATCTTCGGAATCACTATTGATAATGTCATCAAAGAAATATTCGCCTAAAACATTTTTCTTTTTGTAGTATCTATCCATTCTTCTATTGTGTTCGGATATCATTTTTTTACCTGTATAAGTAGTGATTTTAGACTTAGATTTGTCAAATTCTTTTAAACATTTGATAAAGTCAATAGTACAATCTTGAAAAATATCATCATATTGATCCCTGGATATATCGTGGGTATTTAAAAGTTTGTTAGTTATATAGTGAATAAAATCTATATTGTTTTCTAGAATTTGTCTCTTTGAATCGTCTAGCATGTATTCTGTGTCTGGTATTTGTGCTGGCATTTTTAAATTTATCCTCCTTTCTTTTTAAGTTTGAACGAAATTTACCTTTGGTTTAAACTATCTAATATTTTATCATTCTCTTCTACTGCCCAAAGTGGAGATTGATTTTCCGCATATATTTCTATACCGTTTTTAAAAGTAATTGTACAAAGTGGATATCCAGAATCTCCTATACAAACACTTTCTATACCACCAAAATCTTTTAAAGATAATTCCCTAGTTGACAAAATATTTATAGTCTCATCAATCCAAAATTCTGTTTTTCTGTGCCTCGCTCCTTAGTAATAGTATATTATTTATGTTGTTGTTTGTCAATATATTTATATTATGTTTTTGATTAAAATTCTTTAAACCATGTTTGCCTTTCAATACTTTTATTATTAACAATACATTTTTTAAATGCTGAAGGTTCAGCCAATAATAAGCACCTTTGTTTCGCTCTAGTAATACCTGTATAAAGTAAACAACTATCAAGTAAAATATAATGAGAATTATCAATAATAACTATTGTAGTTTTATATCCGCTACCCTGTGCGAGATGGATCGTAAGGGCATATGCTAAATCAATCTGATCCAATTCGTTCTTTGAATAGGTAATGGTTTTACTAGGATATTGTACTGTAAACATATTGTCATATTCATCTGTAGGTTTTGCCTTAAAAATATCAACAATATATCCTATTTCACCATTAAAAATATTCTTATCATAATTATTTACTCTTTGAATTACCTTTGCACCAAGTTTAAATTTTAAATTACCCTTTTTTAAAAATGGTTTATTGTCACTAATTAATTTATCTTGAATTATTCTATTAATTTCAATAGTACTATTAATACAATCTTTTTTTCTTGGAGTAATAATTATAACATCATCCAACCCATCTTCTTCAATTGATTTTAAATACATTTTAATTGCAATATCATTTAATGCTTGTTTATTATCTCTAAACATGTAGTACATGTCTTGCAATTCACCACTAACAATTTTAAATTCAGGTTGTTGAATAGGATTAATACCCTCTCTAATTAGATTAGCATCGGTTAATATTCCTGATTTTTCTGCTTGCCTATGTACTTTAGTAAGTTCATAAATATTAAATTGCTCTTTTAATTCAAGAACGTCACTAAAAATGTTCCCAAAACCAATAGGAGGTAACTGCCGACAATCACCAGACATGATTAATTTCGATCCTGGTTTAATTGCTGAGATCAAATCATAAAAAATTCTTGCATTATTCATACTACATTCATCTGCTAAAATCACATCATAAGGTAATGGATTTTCATAATTAAAAGTAAATTCATTTAATCCTTTTGCTCCTAATAAACGGTGAATAGTAGATGCTTGAAAACCAGTTGCTTCAGTGATACGTTGTGCAGCTTTGGCAGAAAGTGCACAGGTTCCTATTGTTTTATTTGCATTTTTATATATTGTTAGTAATGCTCTAGAAATAGTGGTTTTACCTGAATTCCCGGTAATAAATATTTTATTATTTCTACGTAAAACTAACATACCTGAAGGAACGGTAAAACAATATTTAAAACCATCTAATGTTTTATATTGAATAATTGGGGTTTTTGTATGATCCTCTCTTGAGTCTGAACATAAACCTATTAAATTTCTTTTTGTAAAAACAACTATATAACCAATTGATTTTCTAGTATATTCTTTTCCAGCAGTTTTATATTTTCTATTTAATCTGTTTTGAATTTGAATAGTTGATTTATAACCTAATGTTGTTCCTACAAATTGAATAAAATTTGCATCCGATTTTAATGAAGTATAATATTGATCTCTATCATTAAAATTTCCATCCCAATAAAATATTTCATCAAAAATGATTTTAAATTGTTCCTTATTACAATTATACCATTCATTAGTGTATGTTTTTTCGTTATCTAAATATGTAAACTTATATCTATTATATCCTTCCCCACTTTTCATTATTTCATAATTTATATTATTTTTATCTAACAAGTATTCAATTCTATCTTTTTTTCTTTGTTTTTTAACATTAATATAACAAGTATAAGGATTTGAACTATAAAAACTACCATCTGCCTTTATTGCTACTTTTAATCTTATTTCCCATTCATTATAAGGTAATCCCTTACCTTCATAATTAAAAGTAGTAATAAATCTACCTTTAAATCCAGTTGTATTATGATTTTCTCTAACTTCCTTAAATGTTTTGTGATATAAATTATTTTTTGAAGTTATGTAATATACATTATGTTCATCTGATAAACATTGATCTAATCCATACTTTGTTTCAAAGTGCCATAAATATTCTGCCGGATACTTATGATATTCTAAGGGGGTAACTAATTCAGCACTCCCATCTTTATTATATTGTAATACCTTATCTTTATTTTTATATTTTGATATTTTAATCCATTCAATTCCATTAAAATATTCAGTATCACAATCAACACAACCTGCCTTGCCTGAAATACTAACAACATTATGTTTTACTGATTCTTTAATAATATTTTTTTGCTCATCAGAAAATTCAAATCCTTGTTCTTTTTCTGCTTGCTGTATCCCCTTCTCAACATCTAAATCCCAATCAGACTTATAACTATCCAATTCTTTTAAAATATCATAAATAGCAATTTCAATATCTCTATAATATTTTAACCCAATTCTATTTTTTTCATCATCAATATATAATAATGCTTGTGTATCTCTTTCAACATCTAAAATTTTATAATACAATTCTTCACATTCAATAATATTGTCACGAACTGCATTCTCAAGAAAATCAAAAGTAACCCATGTATGACCGTTTGATTCTCCTATTTCTCTTAGATAATAATTTAAAAAAGCATAAGTCCTTTTATTTGATACTTTTAATTCTGGTTTTAATTTTAATGCCAATCCATCTACTCTTTTAAAACCCAATCCATAAATCTTAGTTAAAATATATGGATTGTCTAACAAATCATTTTTAAGTAAAGTAGGATTGCCATAGTGCATTAATAGTTTTTTAATCATTGAATAAGTAACACCAATAGGTTGAAGCAATGTAATAATATCTGATATTACATAATTATTAATAATTCTTTCCTTAATATAATTCCAAGTATAATCTTTAATACCTTTAGTTTTTGACAAATCAATATTGTCCGTATTCCCATTGATAGTATCTTCAACAATATTAGGATATACTTCAAGTAATATATCTGCTTGTTTTTTGGTAATTATTGCTTCTAAAAATGCTCTTTGTGATTGTTCGGATTTAGGAACAATTGCAGTAACATTAATAGGTACATACTGGTGTTTTTTATATTTTGAATTGTATTCAAGTTTAGCATTTACTATGTATTCAGAACCAAGAAAAAGTTGTTGACACTTACCCACTAAAGTACTTTGTTTAATATTATCAGTATAGTTTTCTTGAAAAGGATCATTATAATCATTACAATGGGGAATATCATCTGTAGTGGTGAAGTTATATACTCCCCAATTTGTTTCGTCATTATAATACCTTTCAAATATCGGTGTTGCTTTAAATTCATATATTTGGTTAGTGGTTTGATTCATTTGTTTATCTCCTAGTTGTTTATATTTCTATCTTTTAACCATTGCTGATAGGTTTTCATTGACTCAACAAAAAACTGTCCATCTCTTTTCCGTCCTAAAATTGCAAGACTATTCCCTTTTTTAATTAAATCATTAAAGTTTTTATATTGCCTTGCCCAACAAGTAGCTTCAATTATCCCATAAGGAGTATATAAGTCTAAATAGGCAAAAGTATTGTTGTTTTTATCTTTTTTTCTTTTAATGTCTACAACTACACAGATAGCAACTGCTTTTTCTCCATCGTCTACTTCGTCCCAAGGAGTAACATATTTATATGCTTCTTTTAATGGGTTATATGTAATAAACATTGATAAAGTTTCAAACTCCCACATAAATTCTTCTTGTAAATATTTTGACGAAAATTCTTTAATATATTTTTGTCGGGCATCTTCTTTTTTGAATGTTCTATCTACTTCTTCATTGTCAAATTTTTCTTTTCTTTTTTGATTGAATAATTTAAGTCTCTCTTGCTTATTTTTGATTGTATCAGTATCAATTCCCCATACTTCTTTTAATTCCTTAACTGATTTAAAAGTTTTTCTTTCTTCAAAAATTTCATTTTTATAATCATTTTCAAATAATTTATTTGCATATCTAAGCAAAAAATTTCTTTTATTTTTTGTTGGAAAACAACCACTTTTTGCCAACTTGATAATTGTTCCTTTGGTTATCTTTCCAGACTCCTTTGTTTTAGATAAAAAGTCATCAAACCCTTCATATCTTCTATTTTCTATGATTGTATTTACTACTGCATCTCCTATGCCTTTAATTGCATATAATCCAAATAATATTTTATTTTTATTTTTTATTGCAGTAAAATTTCGTTCTGATAAATTAATGTTTGGTGGTGCAACTTGAATATTTAACCTGTGACATTCATTAATAAAGATACTTAATTTTGACATATTATCACTCTTAGCGGTTAAACATGCTGTCATAAATTCTAAAGGATAATGCGTTTTTAAATATGCTGTAAGATAACTAAGTAAACCATATGCTACGGCATGCCCTCGATTAAACGAATAATCGGCTTGCTTAAGCATTAGTCCCCATATTTCATTAATCTGATCTTCATTCCAATTTTTGTTTAACAATCCCTCTTTAAACTTAATCTCTAATTTTTCCATTTCATCTTTCAATTTTTTCCCAATTGCTCTTCTCGCAGAATCTACCTCTTCTTCAGGAAAACCAGCGTATCTAAATAACTGTAATGCTTGCTCCTGATAAAGTAAAACATATTGAGTTTTATTAAATATTTTCTTCAAATCCTCATGCAACACTTCAATTTCATTGGGATATTTTTTGTTTTTACAATAATCAGGGAAATTGTCTTTTGTTCCTGGTCGGTTTGCTGCATTAATGACTATTATATCTTCTACATTATCAACTTCTGCCTCTATACACATTCTTCTTGCCTCAGCAGATTCCATTTGAAATATTCCAATGGTATTGCCACTTTTATAAACTTTTTCATATACTTCTGAATCCTCAAGGTTTAAGTGATCTATATTTACATCATCCCAAGTTAATCCTGCCATTCTTAATGTGTCATCTACAATGTCTACTGTTTCAAGTCCAAGATAATCCATTTTAGTTAAACCTAAATCATCCATTGCTGAATGCATTTCTAATTGAATCATAATATTATCTTCAGAATCATAACAAATAGGACAATATTCAACAACTGGATTGGGAGTTATTATAGTTCCTGCTGCATGTCTACCCATGCTTTTAGGCAAACCTTCTAATTCCATAACATACTTAAACCACAAGGGATATTGCTCATATATTTCTTTTAATCTTTCGTTTTTAAACAACACATCTCTTAATAATACTTCTTTTTCTTCTTCCTCACCTAAATCATTTATAGTATTAATAGTAGGTATCATCTTTGCCACTTCATCACGTAATTTATAAGGTATCTTACCTTTATACTCTTCTGATTTTTCATCTAATACTTTACCAACGTCTCTTATTGCTACTTTTGTACTTAAAGTATTAAATGTAGCAATTGGTGCAACATTCTCTTTCCCAAAAAGTTCTTCCGATATTTCAATAAATTCTTTTCGTCTATTTTTGGAAATATCAAAATCAAAATCAGCAATTGATTTTCTACCCAAATTAGCAAATCTTGAAAAATCTAAGTCCCATCTAATGCTGTCTATTTGAGTTACACCTAACATATAAAGACATAAACAATTTGCTCCTGAACCTCTAGAATACCCTCTTGGGATATCCCTCTTTTTTGCTTCTTCTACCAACATATATAACATAATAAAATAATCTGTATAATTTAACTCATATAAAATAGGCAATTCCATTTCAAGTCTATCTTTTCTTATTTGTTGATCTTCTGCTAATAAATGAGAAAACTTTTTTTCAAAATCTTTGAAAACTAAATGTCTCAAATATTCTTTATTTGAATTAAATCCTTCTTGCACAGGTATTTTAGGCATTATAACACCATTATTTAAACCAATATCAATATTTTCAATCATATTTGAAATTAAAATAGTTTCATTAATACCCTCTTTTATAATTTCTTTTGAAAATTGTTTTTCTAAAATATTGTAAACATCTGAATCTGTTTGTAAATAACAATCAACATAACTCTCTCCTACTTCTCTTCCTTCTCCGATTTCAACAAAAATTGTATGAGTGTCAATTTCATTTTTATTTATCATATGAGCATCAGTGGTAATAACATAAGGCAAATTATATTTTTGTGAAAATTCATATATTTTTTTATTTGCATTGTGCTGATCAATCGTTTTATGGGATTGTATCTCACATGACACATAATCAAATATAGATTGCAATTGTTTAACAAATTGTATTGCTTCTAATTCTTTATCATTAATTAAATACTTACTTAATCTACCTGCTTGACAAGCAGTTAAACATATAATTCCTTTCCCACAATTATTTTTTTCAATCCAATCTAAGGATACTCTTGGTTTTTTATAAAAACCTTCTGTATTGGAAATAGATACTATTTTAAATAAGTTTTGCAAACCAATCTTATTTTTTGCCAATAATATTAAATGATATCTTGGTTGTTGATAATCTCTAGTGTCTTGCTTCTCATGCATGTCATCAGTTTCATAAATTTCACATCCAATGATAGGTTTAATATCATTTTTATTACATTCTTTCACAAAATCAACAAATGAAGTCATAAGTCCATGATTGGTTAATGCTATCGCAGTTTGATTATTTTTTTTTGCAAATTCAACTATTTTATCAACTGTTGCAATAGAATCCAACAATGAACCTTTTGCATCATGAACATGTAAATTAATCATATTTCCCCTTCTTTCATAAGTTGATTTTTTAATATTAAATATCTTTCATGTTTTCTTTTTAAAAATCTGGGTGTATTTTGATACAGATGGTGCATAATTTTATATACTTGCCTATTTCCTCCGTATTCTAAATTAGAGACAATATCGTATATGTGTCGTTTGTCTAATTTTCTTTTATTGTATATTAATTTATTGTTATATAAATAATCTGTAATAAAATATAATACATCATCTGTACTTGTAATTCTAAATTTAAAATCCAACTTATCATTATTTTTTCTTCTATGTATTGAAATACAACCATTCCCATCAAAATATCCAAGTATAAAATATTTAATTAATTCTTCTGGTATTTTTTTTGGACGTTTTTTAATCTCTGATTTTCTTTCACTTAAACCCTTATCAATCAAATCATTAAATATTTTTTCACTTTTAATAATTATTCTTGCATATTGAATACCAATTTTATAACCATTAACTACACTATATATGTTTATAGGATAATTTGAATTTAAATCTTTATTTAATGTTTCTAAATGTTCTTTGTCTTCTATTGCCAAAGATATTCCTAACGATCCTCTATTATAAAATTTTTCATTTTTTGAAACAAAGCCATCAGCGTATAAAAAACCTAACCAATATGCTTTTTCTGACGTATTTATATTCTCAAAATAATCTTCATTGCAACTATATTTTTTATTATTTATTCGATTGCTTCTTCTTGGAATATTGTTTTTTTCCAATATTTTGTATATTTGATGAACAGGAATATTTTCTTGTTTAGAAATTTTTAACGCAGAATTGCCTTGGGTGTATAAATCTATTATATAACTCATATCTATTCCCCTTTATATTACCTGATAATCTTCAATTATCACCTGTGGTGTTAAAATGCCTTTGTAATTATTCAGTCCTACTTTACCTATCACATTAATAACAATAAAATCATCATCATTTTCCCAATCATTTAACCATTTATAAATTGGATCATTCTCTCCAATTCTAAACTTTATAAAAGTTATTTCATCGTTATATACAAATTTAATAGTACTATTATCTTTACCCATAAAATTAATATCATTTCTACTTACTTTTATATTACTAATATAAACTAATGCTTCTCCAATACCCTGTCCATAAAAATCTTTTAATTCATCCATTGTTTTAATAAAACTAATGTCTAAATCATCAATATCAATAATAAAATCAACTTCATAGTATGAAGCAAAATCAACATTTTTCAATTGCTCATTAATTAATTCAATTGCTTTTGGTATATTATCTTTATGTATTTCCACACCAAATGCACCTTGATGACCTTGACAGTATTCAAACATATTTGTTTCTTCCAAATAATCCTTTAAGTTTGGAAGTGGTGATCTATTAATATTTCTAGCACTTCCTGCATAATAATCTGGTTTATTTTTAACTTTCCTTAATAACAAACAGGGTTTATTGTATTTTGTCGCAATATTCATTGCAACAAGTCCAGTTAAATTTTCATTTAATTTATCTGTAACATTAACAAATATTATTTTATTATTATTATATTCTTTTTCATCTATATATTCAAGCAGTTTTTCAACATCTTTATCTTTAGAATTATTTTGTCTTTGTCTAGCATTACTGCATAACCTTGCTACCCTAGTATATATATCCTCGTCAATTTCTTCTGGTTCTGGATCATTTTTTGATTTTCTTCTAGGTTTGTATTTAAACACTTCATCCGTTTCAATAAATCCCCTAAACAATAAATCTTTTTCGTCATAGTCACCTGCACGTATTAAACCATTGATTAATGGTACTATATAAAATTGGACATTATTTATATTTATAATATTATTCATAGAATATGATTGTTTATCAATAAGTGCCTTGAATAGTTTACTTCTTATTTTAGATAAACCCTTATCTATAAGTCTTTTAGTTTCTAATTGTTTGATATCCATAGAATCACCTATTAACCCAAGCGCAACTAAATCAAGAAAGTTATCAGCATAATCATTCCACAATTCTTCATCAAGTGCTTGAAGGAATTTATAAACTACTGCTACTCCTGAAATGCTTTTGTTGGCATAATTGCAGTTTTGTGGATTAACTACTATTGCATAAGGATTAGGGTTATTAATTTCATGGTGATCCAATATAAGTATATCAATATCATTTTCTTTAAGTTCTTGACATTTTTCTATATCATTACTTCCACTATCGGGCATTATTAACAAATCTATATTTTCAGGCATTTCAACATCCCTAGATAATCCATGTTGCTTGCCAGTATGTATAGAATATGTTAACTTTACATCTGGTTTTATTAATTTTAAATATCTATACATTATTGCAGATGAAGTCTGACCATCAGCATCTGGATCAACTAAAATATGTATTTCACTATCATTCTCTAAATGTTTTAACAAACATTGAACTGCTTTACCTATATTGTCCAACTCACTATAATGTATTAGCACACTATCATCTAAATTCAAATATGCGTCTACGTCTTCAATCCCTCTATTTCTAAGAACAGTTTCTTTAGGATTATAAATATCATTTAAACTATTGTTTATTAATTTATACTGCATTATATCTTATTGTTTCTCCTTTATTTTATTTTATATAAACAGTTGTTTAGTAAGTATTTAAATTTTTCTTGATTATCAGACGGTGATTCTTTTTCTTCCAAAATATCTTTATCGTCAAATAAGTAAAAAATATTTACACCATCAACAAATCTATCTGCTATATTTTCTATTTCTTTCTTTGTAACATCTTTATCAAAGCAAAAAATTAAATCTACTCCTAAACGAGTAAGTTTTTCTATTTGTTGAGATGATATTTTCTTACCACCTATTCCAACAGAATTACAATATCCCATAGACCAAAGTTGCAAACAGCCTTTTTCTGATTCTGTAATAAAAACTTTACCTTCTTGTTTTATATATGGATATGTTTTATGTAGTCCATATAATATTTTTGATCTGGCACAAGGTTCTAAATAGATATATTTTTGTTCCCATTCGTCTATATGTTCTTTAAATAACCTACCTTTTATCCCTATTAAATCATGTATCTCTGACCTTATAGGAATGGTAATTCTATTGGTCAGTTCGTCATATCCTATCTCGAATTCTTGCTGTGTTTCATAAGAAATACCATCATTTAAAAACATATCGTTTAAATATGGTTTATAATATGAAAGTATTTTTTCGGAAATTGGTTTTAATGGTCTTTCTTCTTTTTGATATTCTCCCTGTTGCATTTCATAAATTAGTTTGGTAATACGAAGACTTTCTGGTATTTCTTCTTCAAAATCATGGTAATATGAAATTCCTAATAGATTACATAAATATTTTAACGCATCAAAAAAAGATAATTTTGTATTATAACATACTAAAGATATTAAATCAGAAGGATTGCCAATATCTCTTGTATAGTTAATACAATTTAAATTTTCATTTTTATAAACAGTAACAGATTGTTTATTGTCACCATCAATATTACCACAAGTATAATAACCTGAAGAATGATATTTTATTGAATGGCATCCTATTTGTTGGAGAATATCTTCTATTCTATTGTTTTCATATATGTATTCTTTTAATAATTTAATATCCAAAGATATTCACTCACTTTATTTTTCTTTTCTAAAAACTTCCCCACATTCTATCCATATGTTTTTATCAAGATCAATTTCAAATAACATGGTAGTTTTTCTTCCCGTCCTGTTTTTATCCACAACAAAAATACAATATCGTTTATTAAAATCCAAATCTCTTTCTTCTGGTTCTCCCCAATCAGATGTAGTAATATAATAATATTTATTATATTCATCTTTTCTTAGATGTTTGAACATAGTTAATGAATCTAAAACATGTTTAACAGCCTTACATTCTGCAATATTACTTGAACTCATCATTAATGGTTCAATGTGATTTACATCATCAGTAAGTTGTATGCTTCCAAAAACAAAAACATCTAATTGAGTAGTTAATTCGGATAACTTTGTTACAGTTCTTTTAAGTGCCGACCAATCTCCAATAGTGCTTTGTTCATTTTTTAAAGTGTCATAAAAATAATATTTAACTCCATAAATTAAATTATGTTTTCTTATTTCATATGACAAACTTTTGTCATCATATCCATCACTAACATCTTTTGCATATATTAATCCGTCCATTTCCCTTTCGATCCAATTGCCTATTTGATAAATTATTTTATATTCATCTGATTGTTCAATTAATTTATTCCTATACTCGTCTAGTGTTTCAAGATAATTTCCTGAATCATCTATTTTTCTATAAATAAAATTACCATCTTTATCTTTATATAATCCCAATGCTATTTCTCGTTCATTTTTTGTAATTTTAAACCCATGCAATTGAGCAAACTCTGGATTATTTATAACTGTAGTTAATAATGCTAGTCTCATATCATCAATTGACATTTCATTTAGCAATACACACACTTTTTGTTTTAAAATAAGTGCTATATAAGCAACTATTTTAAACAAATATCTTGATTTACCACTGTTAGATAAAGCACCATTTGCCATCATAGTACCAGTCCTTATTCCCCTAAATAAATCATTCATAATGGGGAATGGCAGGGATAATCCAACATCTGGTTTCTCTAAACATGTATCAATCAACATGCACATTTTTTCATTTAAAATTTCACTCTCATTGTTAGTTAAAATAACCGTATGTATTCTATCCGCTTTACTTCTAATTAATCTATATATATCAACAGCATTAAATAATTCAAATTTGGGATGTTTTATTATTTTTTGAACATTAAATCCATTACGATCATATTCTCTTAACAACGAATATTTTTTTAATATGTCAAAATAATTTTTAAAATCATCTACTACCGCAAGGTCTATCCATGATTGTAATGTTTTCCAACCTCCATATTTTTTATATATTGCTAATCGTTCTTTATCTTCAGTCATATAAGCATTTATAGCATTTTGATTAAAGGTTTGTGTTCTTTTTTGATATATAATTTCAGCATTATCATAAAAGAATTTAGTAACATCATCTGCAAAGTCATATTTACTTTTAATATGTTGACCATATTCTACAAATATATCTGGTTTCTTATAGATACATCCTGTTAACATAATTTCATTTTGGATATTAACAATTTCTGACTTATCTATTTTTTCTGCCATAAACAACTCCTATATTTCATCAATTATATCTGATATATTAAAATTATTTGAATTGGTATTTGGTTTATTCGTGATATTTATTTTATTAAACTCTATTTTATTTTTAAAATCATCTTTAACTTGTTGGCGTTCTTGTTCAATAATTCTCTGTTTTTCCTTCCATTTCAAATAACTATCATATTTATTTAACAATATTGCCAGATCATAATTTATTCTAGCAACTCCAATTAAATTTTTACCCTTCCTACTATTTGAATCATTTATTCTATCTAATTCATTTTTCTTTCGTGTCCACATATCAAGCAAATCTTCAGGTGATATCTCCTTAGATAACCCTTTATATATGCCAGAAAATATTTCATCCATTTTTATATAAAAATAACTAGGTAAAACAACTGTATTGTATGTAATTTGCAACCATTTGTATAATCTTTCTTTACTAATAATATTATTAATTTCTTCTTGAGTTTCATTTTGTAGTTGTGTAAATTTATCAATACATTGTTCTATAGATAACTTATTGTTTTTTCTAATTAGTTGCTCATTTACTGCACAATCAAAATGATAATATCTTTTTTTATAATAAATAAAATTATCTTTTTCTATATTAAGATATTCTTTGCAATGTTTACATTTGCGAGTGATATTTATATTGTTCATTAAATTTATCACCTACTTTTTATACAATAAGGGAAGTTATAAAACCTCCCTTATTATTCAATTATTTAGTTACTTACAATATTAAGATATGTTTTAAGTTGTTCAATATCTTTGAGTTTTTGATATGCCTTTGGAAGTCCTGCTTCAGCAATTTTTGCTTGTTTTAAAGATTTGTCCTTGGCAGATAATTTAGTAATGGTAGTTTTAATTGCATCATGATAATCTTCGGCAGTTTTTAATTCTGTTTCAGAATTGTTTGATTTGGAATTATCCCATTCTTCATCAAACTTAGCATTTTCTTTTTCAATTGTTTTCATTTCTTTATCAACAGATTCGTTTAAATTATTAGCAATAGTAAAATCCTTCTTACCTTTATTTTTATCAATAATTACTTGCCAATCTAATAGAGTAGGTTCAACAAGAACTTCATCTTGTTCATGCACACGAGTTCTGTCTTTATTTTCAACCATTGCTTTAATTATTCCATCATCATCTTTGAAAGTACGAAGGACTGTTTTAACATTATATCTTACGTCTTTAAATCCACTTGGTTGTTTTCTACCTGTTGCCATTGCCTTAATTGAACCATCTTTGTCTCTATATGATTCTTTTTCATCTTCTTCCCGACAAGTAACAGCAAAATGCTTTCCACAAGCAAGTAAATCAAGAATTAAATCCTGTCCTTCAAATCTTAGTGTCTGGTAATCCTTTATTTCGATACCAGCCCCATCAATTGCAACTTCTTTTTCCATACCAATTAATTCATTTTTCTTTGCCCTTACGGTTGCTCTCTTTTTACTAAAATTCAACATACTCTGTTGTTTAGCTACATAAAGCAAGGTAACACCGTCAACTACTATTGCATCAGGTCTAAATGGTAATCCTTCTGCATCTAAATATACTTGATCTGTTTCATTGCCATCTTCATCAAATTCATAAAAATCTTCATTATCTTTTGCACGTTTAATATATTCTTTAACTTCTGAAATAGATTGAGTGTATATAATATAAATATTTCTTAAATCATAACCTTCGTTTTCATAGTTTTCTAAATAACTATCAATACTTCCCTGCTCTGGATCAATATATAAAACTCTAAAAGGTTTTCCATCTTCTCTTTTAAATTTCATAAATTCTAAACACAAAGAAGATTTCCAAGTTCCCTGTTCTCCATAAAGTAAAAAAGCTAAATTTGTTCTAACTTTACTACCTCCACGACCAGTAGCCATATGTGTTTTATTCCTCCTATATTTTTATTTTGATAGTAATTTACAGGGAGTAAATTAATACTCCCTTATAAATTCTACCATGCTTCATCGTCTTCATCAGAAGAACTATCACTACTAACACTACCCCACTCGTCAGATACACCAAACTCATTTTCTGCTTCCTTGCTTGCCTTGATTTTTGCCAAAGCATTTTCTATAACTTCTTCGGCATAAGTTTCTTCATCAATCGTTTTGGGGTCTGCACCAGTAATAATCAATTCTCTTTTAGTAGGAGAATTTATTTTATCCATTTTATTTTCTTCTCCCCATGCATCGGAAACTTCTACTTCTTCAACATCTTTTAAAACAGAAATATTTCCCCACACTTTAATAGCAGTATAAGGTTTAAGATTCTTTTTAAGGGTAGTTGCCAAATCCTTTTTCTCAACAATAAATTCTGCATCTTCAATAGAATTGTAATTAACTATTTTTGCAGATACTACAAAACGCTTCTTTTCTTCATCTTCAGGTTCAATTCCAGTAAAAACTATAATCTGTGTAAAATCAGCAGTAGGTACATAATCTTCTTCATCAAAATCCACATCTTTACAAAGTGATACTTGATTGGGAACAAATTTAACTACTCTTCTTGTTTCACCATTAACTTCATAATGACTATAATCAATAGCACCACGAATAAATACACTTTGATCATCAACTAAATTATCGCTGATTTCCTTACAAGCATCATATCCGGTAAGCATTTTCTTATCATTAACTTCATTACCCTTACTGTCTGTAATTTTAGAAACACCAGTATTAACACCTATAAGACGATAACCTTCTTTATTAAATTTAAACCTATCCTTCCAAGAAACATCTTGAACATCAGTTTTTCTTTTTCCATCAACAGTTTCGCTCTTATAAAAATATACCTTATCTTTTTCACCATCAGAAAGAGTAACATAAATAGTAGAATCTTTATTGTTTTTTACTCCAAAATTAAGAATTCTCCAAGGTTTTTGCGTCTTGGTTTGAGTTTCCTTATAAAAATTGTCTTTTTGTGTGCCAGTTACAATACCTTTAATCTGGAAATTTCCTCTAGTTTGGGGTAATTCTAGTCCTTTGTTTTTCCCCTTTGTTTCTTTTGCCATATGTATAACTATACCTCCATTTTTATTTTTCTATTTTACTTATTAATAAATAAAAATTTATTCATCTTCGACCAACTTTAAACTTCCTTCGATCATATCAATAACTTTCCAAATTTCTTTATGATTTTCGCCACTAGGAATTATTTCAATTTCAACTTTTTCAGGTTTTGATCCTACAAATCCAGTAATAGTACCTTCTTTTAATTCACCATTTTCGGTAGTAAAACTTATTTTATTACCTTCGGAAATAGTCTGAATACCATTCTCTTTAGTTTCTACTTGAATTGACTTATAGGGTGTTTCTAAAACATTAATCATACTTTATGTATTTCCTCCTTTCTTTCGTATTTCAACTCAGCAATTTATTTTAAAATAAATTCTTATATATTGAATTTATATAAGACAAATTTAAAATCATGACCAAATTTGTTTTTGGTAATGTTTTTGTAAAAATCCCAATATATCGGGCTTTGTGGGTATTGATAAATACCTATATAATGGAATTTGTAAAAAGCAAATTTTTAATATTTTTGATGCATATTGCTGGTAATTTTATTATATACTGTTTGTGGTTAAATGTCAAATATTTATTTTACATTTATGTTCTTCTATTCTTTTGTTTGCTAACTCAAAATATGTATTGTCATTTTCAAACCCTATAAATTTACGTTTGATGTTTATACACGCAATCGCTGTTGTGCCTGAGCCTATACAATTATCTAAAACCAAATCACCTTCATTACTATATGTTTCTATAAGATATTCAAACAACGCCACAGGTTTTTGTGTAGAGTGAATTTTATCTTTATCTGAAGCAAACCTCAATATTGTAGTAGGATAGTTTGTGTATTTTTGTATGTACTCATTCTCTCTAAAATGACCTGTTGTTTCACTATGTCTACCTCTCCGATTGGGCTTATTAACTGGTATTAGCCCCTGTGGATTATAAATCATCTTTACTTTAGCAGGAGCAACATCATGTGCGAATGAAAATACCAATACTTCCTCATGTATTTTCATTGGTCTACAATTTGCATTGGCATAATCTGCAGAATTGTTCTTTTCCCAAACCCATGAATGCCTATAAATGTCTAGGTTTTTATATATTAAAGCACTTGAAAATGGCTGACTAGAAGTTAGTACAATTGCCCCTCTGGGTTTAATTATCCTTCTATACTGCGTCCACAATTCTTCTTGGTTGATAATCTTATCCCATTTCGCCATCGTAGTTCCATACGGAAGATCACATAAAATCATATCGATTGATTCATTTGGGATTAAACACATACCCCTTCCACCTATACAATCTTCATTATAAATTTTATTCAATTCAATCAAATTATGTATAATTCATCTCCTTTTAATGTTTTTATTACTAAGGTTTATTATTTAAATTATATTTCTATATTTCTAACTTGTAATATTTCTATTGCTTTATTGACCGTAAAATCTTTTATAAATTCTTTTTTATCTTCAATGCTTTCTCTCATGTTTTCTTCTGTTTGATACCATTCAAAATCTCTTTCTAGCATTCCTTCCATATTCTCATATGAACAAAGCAATAAAAAATTTTTATCCATATTTAATTCCCCTTTCTATAATTTCTAAACAAAATGACACTTTTGTCACGATTTTTAGAATTATAAACGCCTATATATTGGACTTTATGTAAAGCTAATTTTAGTAATTACTTAAAACCATTGATTTTACCGTATTTTCGCTTAAAATAGCAATTCTCAAGCCCTGTATATTAGCATTCATAAAAGTTGTGACAAAACGCAGATTTGGTGTTGATTTTCACCTTCAAGAATGGCTATATATTGGGATTTGTAAAATTGATATTTTTGATATTTTGTTGTAATTTTATTATATATTTATTTTACTAATCTGTCAAGTGGTTAACAACTCATCTTGTATTAACTCATTGAATTTCAATGATATATTCTCTGCATTTTCACAATGATTAAAATTAGTACAAGATATTGTATATATTAAATCTTTAAAACTACTTTTGGCATGTTCACATCTAAAATCATATCCAATTTGTGAACAGATAGGACATGGTAATTCTTCAATAATGAATTTTATTGGTTTATCTTCTCTAGGTATAATATAGATTTTATCGTTCATATTTTACCTACCTATCATTTCATTAAATCGTATTTCACTAATAATTTCTACCCCTAATTCGTTTGCCTTTTTATTCTTACCAGAATTGGAGGTAATATCGTTGTTGATTAAATAATTAGTTTTACTTGAAACTGATCCACTTAACTTACCACCAAGAGAAGTGATCAATTCTTCTAACTCTTTACGGTTTTTAAATGTTTCTACATTTCCGGTAACTACAAATGTAATATTTTCAAGAGATTTAAAAGTTGTTTCTTTCTTTTCAACACTACTAATACTTAAATAATCCACCATATTTTCTAAAATATTAACGTTATTCAATAAACTATCTATAGTGGTATTACCAATACCATCAATCATACCTAATATACTTCTAGCATCATCACGTCTTAAACAATATAACAAATTATCAATAGTCTCAAATTCTTTTGCAATATCTTTACTAACCTTTCTGCCTATCAGTTCAATTCCACAAGCGTAAATTGCTCTATCAAAATCACAATTTCTTGCATTTTGAATATTTTCATATATTTTTTTGGCAGATTTCTTTGCAAAACCATCTAATTTTAATATTTCTGTTTCAGTAACATCAAATATATCCCAAGGTTTATTAATATATCCTGCTTCAATCATTTTTAAAATGGTTTGCTCACTAAGACCATCTATATTAAGGGCATCTCGACTAACCATATGAGAAGTTCTATATAATAATTTTGCCAAACAATCATCATTAATACAGAATAATTGATCATTGATAATTTTTAATTCACTTCCACATGAAGGACACTTGTTTATAATTTCAATAGGTTTACTATTTTTAGTATGCTCACATTTAATCACAGCGGGAATAATATCATTACTTTTCACTAAAAACACCTTATCATATAGCTGTAAATCTAAACCACTAATATACCCTATATTATGCAATGTAGCACGTTCGATTGTACTTCCCATAATATCTACTGGTTCCAATTCTGCCACAGGGGTAATTCTGCCCGTGCGACCAGTTTGCCAAGTTATAGATTTTAATACAGTCCATTCTCCCTGAGAAGGAAACTTGTAGGCAACACTATGGTTCGGATGATGTTCAGTTTCACCAAAAATATCTAATGCATTTGTCTTATTAGATTTAATAACTAATCCATCAATTTCATAATCTAATTTAGAACGATCAAAGTTTTCTATGAATTTTACTGCATCATCAATTTCACTATAATTCCAAATAGTATCTGCTTCAGGTATATCATAGTATTTTTTAAGTTCTAATAATTGTTGAATATGGGATTCTGCTGATCCTACGATTTCATAAGCAATAAATCTTAACCCTTTAGGGATATTACTATTATCTTTATTTCTAAGAATACCTGCTATTGCATTTCTTGGATTTTTAAATAATTCCTTACCTTCTACATCCCTTTGTTTGTTAATTTCATGGAACACTGATATAGGCATAATTGCTTCGCCACGAATAGGTAAACCATATGGATTATAAGTACGCATAAATCTAGAAGCATTTGCAGTAACATCTTCTCCGATTTGACCACTACCTCTAGTTACTACTTTCCCTTCACCATATAACACTAAGGTTAATCCATCATATTTAGGTTCAATAACTACTGGATATAACCTTTCAATTTCTTTTCTTGCTTGTTCAATAGTATTTATTTTCCCCAATGATTTAATAGGGAATGTGTGTGTGAATTTTTTAAATTGTGCTTGCCCAGGTATATAGTTGTATTCTTGTTGATTAACTGAATTAAGATATTCTTGTTTTAAAGCATCATATTCCACATCAGATAATTCAGGATCGTCTTGATTGTAATACAAATCATCATGGTAATCTAATTGTTGTTTGAGATTTTCTATTTCACTCATAACCTTCCTCCCTTCGCAGTATCTTTATATTACTATTTTAATTAATATTTGTCAAGCATTTAATTTCATGACCAAAAACTAGTTTTATCATGTTTTTGAGTGTTGAGAATCCCAATTTATAGGCATGGACATCACCATATATTTTCATTTAAATCTTGAATGTTTCTTATTTGATAAACATCAGTTTTTGATTGGCATATTTTATAAATTTGATTATAAATCTTTTCATTTATACTCCTACCTATTCCTTTAATGTTTAATTCATATAACACATCCCCTACAGTTTCGTCCCCATGTAGTAACCACATTCCAATATTATAACTTCGTTCTTTTCTGCCTAATCTTCCATGACTATTTTTATAATCTTTTGTTTGTGCGGGTTGTTTTATATAACCCAATTCTTCTTGTTTTATTAAATATTCTCTCATAAATTTATGCTTGTCTTGGAAATTAATTAAAGGACTTTTTTCAAAGGGTGTATATATTGCTGGTTCAAAATTAGTAATACTAAATTCAATTCTTATATTTCTATCAACAGATTTTATTCTATTTTTTATGTATTCCATATAATTAAACCATTCATTATAGTTTTCTTCGTTTGGAAGTCCGTATATTAAATAAAAATGTAAATTTGATATATTATGCTTCAAAGCTCTGTCAATAAAAGTATCTAATTGTATTTTTGAAATATTCTTATTAATACCAATTCGTGTTTGATCAGAAAAGCTTTCTACTCCAACTTTTAGAGTTCTCACTTTTAGTAGGTCTAATTTTATAGCTATTTCTTCACTATATTCGTCAATTCTCATATCGGTATTCATTAATCTAATATTTTCTTCTATACAAAAATCAAGAACTTCATTTATCTTAGAATAACCACCCAAATTACAACTTAACAAGTTAATATTTTTAATGCCTTTATCTTTAACCTCTAATATTTGTTGTTTTACTAGTTCGATGTTTTTTTCTCGATATTTACCATTTGTCCATCCATACTGACAAAACTTACATCTATTTTTACATCCCCTCGTTAATTCTATCATGCTATTTTTACCATAAATTATAGGTTTAGAATCAACATCTTTTATTGAGTTGAATATAAAATTATCATTTATATTTGGTATATACAAAGACTTATGGTTTGATAAAATATTTTTATTTTTATAATTTTCTAAGATATATTCCAAAACCCCCTCACCCTCACCCATACAAAATACATCAATAAATTTACTAATTGGTTTAGGATTTTGAATACCTTGACCGCCAGCTAATAATAGTGGTTGATTGTTTCTTTTACTACTTAATGGTTTAATATTATTACTCTTTAGGAATGGAACTAAATTTAACATTTGTGTAAAATAGAATAAACTAAACCCTATAATATCATATGAATTAACATCTTGAATTTTATCTCCGAATTTATATGTATCTAATTGCCAACCTTGTTTTTTAACTATTTCAGATATAATTTCTAATCCTAAATTTATACTATCTTGGCTTCGCATATCTTTTGGAGTTAATTGTACTAATGCAAACTTATTTAATTTAATTATATTTTAACCTCCATATTTATTTTTGTTTTAATATCATGACAAAAGACAAGTTTTATCATGATTTTTATAAAAATGAAGTCCGATATAATGGGATTTGTATTTTTCTTATTAAATTAATTTTTAGATTTGTCTTCTATACACTCCCACTTATTTTTATCAAAGTTGAATTTCCAATGTTGATAAATTCTTTCTTCACTTATTTTACCTCCTGAAAAAAATAAATCATCAATTTTTTCAATCCAAAATTCATTAACAAAACCATGAGATTTTGATTCTACACTTCTATAGCGAACTTTTGATTTTTTAATTACTATTTTAATATCTTTATCCATTATTTCTGCACTAGTTGTTGCCCTTTGTCTGCGTACTGCCATAAATATACCTCCTACATTTTTATTAATTATATCAATTTTCACAAACAAAGTCAACAACGTCAATAATATTATTTTGTTGTTTTAAATACGTTCTTTTGAGATTTTTATGTATTCAGGATTAATTTCAAATCCAATATATTGTCTATTTAGTTTCTTTGCTATTTTACATGTTGTCCCACTACCTGAAAATGGGTCTAAAATTATATCATTTTCTTTAGAATATAAGTTAATTATTCTTTCCATTAAAATTTCGGGAAGTTCATTTGATTTTCTATTTTTATTTTTATTATGTCTTATTCTATGTATATCGTCCCATACATCACTTAAAACAGTTACTTTTTCACCATCTATTTCTTTTAAATCTTTAAATTTGCCACCATAATCTTTTATAGTAGTATTGCACTTTCTGCATCTTTCTATGGGAATATATTGTTTATTAAAAGTTTTGAGTTTATTCTTAGAAAACCAAAGAATAGGATAATGTTTAGGATATAATCTTGAAGGGGTAGGTGTTGATCCTGATTCATTCCAACAAATCCAATTTTGAAAAACCATTCCTTGTTCATCAAGATAATTAGCTATTTTAAATGCCCATTTTGGGATAGTATGATAAATTATTGCCCCATTATCACATAGCACTCTAATAGATTCTTTTAATATTTCATACTGCCAGTTTAAATATTTTTCTTTTATTAAATTATCATTAATTTTAATTCCATAATCTTTGTTTAAATTGAAAGGAGGATCAAAAAATACCATATCAATACTGCCACTTTCTATATTTTTAATCCCTTCTAAACAATCAACACAATATATTTTATTTAATTCAAACAATTAATAATATTACCTCCTTATATTTAAATTTTAATATCAACACAAAAGATGAGTTTTATCATGATTTTTGGTTTCACAAACCCCATTATTTAGGGGTTCGTAAAACACAAAAATTATAAATTATACTTCCTGACCAACATACCCATATTCTTCACAAAAATCATAGAATTGTTTTAATAAATCGTCTTTAATCCTATCTATTTCTTCTTCATCTGTCCCCGTACTTGCTAAAATATCATATTGTTTTTTCCATTTATAATAACTGTTTTCTACTAACCATTCATCAAAATATAACCATTCTTCTCCTGATTCAGTTTTATATGTTTTCATAATTTAACCTCCTATATAGATATGATATATTTATTATACACCATACTATAAAGAAAGTAAATATTTATATTTTTATTATGTCTTGCCATCCCCTAAATTTATCTTCTAAATCCTGAACACTGTAATCTCTTTTAAACTGGTTCCATGCTCTACTATCCATATCTTTGAGTTCTGCCCATAATTCAGGATAGAAAGAATAAAGCATATATAATTCTCTCTGATTTTTTAAAGGGCAGCACCAGCAAGATACCCGTTCAAAATGTGTGTATACTCCTTCCCAATCAAATCCTTTATCATAGCAATATTTTAGAGCCATACCTTCAGTTATTTTCCATTCAATTAAAGGATATTTTTTATGACCATTTTGTGTTTTCTCATATCTTTTAAACTCATCATAAGCAATACCTACATACTCTTTATATTCATTATTATATTTTTCTTTTATGTATTTATTCATAATTTCACGCTTAAAATATGCTGTACACCATCTTGCTCTGGTGTCTGCCCAACCATAACCCTTTTTACCTAAATGTTTACCTTTGGTTTTTTCATGTTCGAACATCCAATAATCAAAAGTTTTTTCTCCTTTAAGCCTAGTTATAGGTTGGTTTATGTATTCTTCAACTTTATCAATATGTCTATATAAAGCAGGAAATTCTTTACCAGTATCGCAAAATATAATTTCATCTATTGGATATTCTCTCTCTAACATTATGAGTAACATTGCGGTTGAATCTTTGCCGCCACTAAAACTTAAAATATGTTTCAATATATATAATCCTCTTTTCTTTATATTTATTTTATGTTTTTAATAAACTTTGAATAAAAGACGCATTTGGTTCAAATATTTTTTACTTTGGTAGAGTTAATCCACTTAAAATACCTTTTCATTCCCACCATTTAGGGCTTTGTTGTGTGTATTTGTTGATAACCTACCAAAATACTGATTTCTGCAATATTATGATAAAACACTTATTTTATCATGATTTTTATTTTTTATATTATACGTTTAATTCTAGGTTCAATGATTTCATTTATGTATTGATTATTAATTTCTGTCGCAATCCAATTTCTTTTATTTTTTATACAAGATTCAATTTCACTTCCAGAACCAGCAAAGGGAATATAAACTAAATCATTTTCATTAGAACTTGCCAAAATAATTCTATTACATAATTTTTGTGCTTTAACTGTTGGAAAAGTTTTACCATTAAATGTTTTAAATCTTTCATTACTTGATTGACTTGCTTCAGCTATATCAATCCATACATCAGAGCATCTTTTAAACTCATTTTTTCTAGGTTTGCCATCAAATCCTAAATCTTTTCTATTAGATTTTTCTTCGGTATAAGCAATATTCCAAGTACATTGATTAGACTTTACGCAAAACAGAAGTTCTTCTCTTGCCTCTATATACCCTTTCTTTGTTCCTCTCCCTCTTGTATTACGTTGAGTAATCCAATTTTTTATAATAAACAGTTTTTCATTCTCTATCCAATCTGCAATTTTAAATAAAGAATACCCCTTACCAAATCCAATTTTACCCCATATATAAATACTGCCTGATGGTTTTAAAATATTATAACATTGTAAAATCCATTCTTTAGACCAATTTAAATAGTCATCTAATGATTTCCATATAAAATCAAACTCTCCGCATATTTCAAAATAAGGTGGATCGGCAATTATTAAATCAATAGATTCATTAGGTAGTTTCTTCATAAAGTTAATACAATCTTCATTATAAATAGTATTCAATTCAATCAATTTATGTATTAGATACCTCCCTATTTTTATTTTTCATTTTTATTAACTCTAAACCAATTCAGACTTTTATGATAATTTTTATTTTATGTATTTAATATAATATCATTTTCAATTTCATTGCCCCATGCGTCCCAACCTTCAACTTTTTGTCTAGCAAATAATTCTATTCTAGGTAAATCACCACAAATTTTAACTATGTAATCTCTTATTTCATCAGGTTTTTGACTATGTTCTCTTCTTGGTGAATGAACTACAGATAAAATATTTTTAACTTGTGGTTTAATTCTTTTATTTTTATCCTTTTTTACTCCTATTAAGCATATTTCTGAATTTTGTCTAGTATAATAACCCATTCCCCAAAATGGAGTTCCACTTTTAAGATTAGTTTTAATCCAATCAAATCCCAACCCATAATATTGAAATCCCCACGCTTCAATAGTTTTCATTCCTTCTTGTAATCTTGGAAATGTAACCCATAAAAACAGTATGCATGTATCTTCACATATATCTTTTACTGGTAAAGCACATATTTCTTCTATACTCATTACACCTTGATATCGTTTTTTTAAATCTGCCGTACCTCTAACTCCTGTACCACTCTCAGTAGGTTTCCAAGGTGGGTCAGCATATATAATGTTATATTTTTTACTCAATTATATTTTGTTTCTCCTTTCTAATTAATATAAAATGATATTTTGGTAATGATTTTTGTAAAAGCCCAATATATAGGCATTTGTGATAAGTTGAAAATGCCTATATATCATTGTTTGCTTGATATTTTTACTAAATTGCTAATGAACCATATGTATTTTTATATTCTTTTCCAAAAACAACAATTGCTAATGGTTGTGGTAAACCATGAATACATCCTTCAAATTTTGGTCTACCTTTAATAAATCTTATTTCACCTTTCATGCAATACTCATGCCACCATTTGGTATTAGTTCTTGCTGGAATTAAACAAACCACAATACTATCATTTTTAACTGATTCTTCGTATGCTTTTATAACCCATTTTTTCATATCCTTATAAGGTGGATTCATCCAACATACTCCTTTCCAATTTTGGATAAGAGCATTTTGTTCTTCCGTAAAATATGTATCAACTTTATGATTATTTTCATCTGCACACACATCTAAGGTAAAATTAAATTCTTCATTTATCTTATTAAATAATTCCCAAGGTGTTGCGTACTCTTGATTTTTTGAAGCAAATCTATTGTTATCAAAATCCGCTATTTTATTTCCCTCCTTAATTTATTTTATTGTTTTATTGATGTAACAAAACGAAGTTTTGATCATGTTTTTGAGTTTTGTAAATCCCTAGAAATTGGGATTTTTATTTTATGATATTTTTATATTTTGCTTTTGTTGCCAACCATATATATTTAGTCTAGGTATACAAATATCATTTATATATTCTTCACTTATATCAATTCCAATAAAATTTCTTTTATTTAACCATGCCATTTTACAAGTAGTACCACTACCGCACATTGGGTCAAAAATAATATCTTCTTTATTGCTCCAAGTTATTATTTGATCTTCGGCTAATTTATCTGGAAACAACGCAGGATGACTATAAGCAATTTTATCTTTAGTAGTAATACCCCCTCCAATAGAATAAAAGAAAACATTACCTACCTTTTTATCTTTAGTTCTTTCAATTTTAGTATAATTTAATGAACCATCCTTGCCTCTATTTTTCATATTAGCCAAACCACTATATTTACAATCTTCCTTGATTGGATTAAATACCCTTGGTTTATTCTTGCTAAATACGAACATATATTCAAAGTGTTGATGATATCTATTGCCTGTTGTTGGTATAGGATTATTCTTATAATAAATTTGTGTATCGTGAACATTAAAACCGATTTCTTTAGCATATAAAGCATGTTTAAAACTTGTTAATGTTTCACTACCATTTTCAGTTTTATCTCCTACTACCCAAACTACAATTCCACCGTCTTTAGTAACTCTATATAATTCCTTAAACATACTTTGATAATCAAATATAAATCCATTATATTTTCTTAAATCATCATAAGGTGGTGAAGTAATAGTTAAATCAATGTAGTTGTCTGGAATATTGTAACGCATAAAATTAACAGACTCGCCTATGTAAAAATTATTTAATTCTATCAAATATAATCTCCTTTCATATTTCATGACCAAACCAAATATTTATATTGTTTTTATATTACTAATTTATTATAAGAATTTCATTAGATTTTTTATCTTTACTCATTCCGTATTTCCAATCAACTTGTATTATTTTGCATCCTTCATAAAGTTTTCTTATGTATTCACAATCATTGTAACTTAATACCCAATTAGATGATTGTTTTAAAATACCATTCAAACCAATATGATCGAAATTTTTATGTAACCCTCCTTTTACTCCATATAAATTATTTTCAATATAATAGGGTGGGTCTAAATACTTAAAATTATTTTGATGTAATAATATTGATTCTTTGAAATCCATACAAATAAACTCAATATTTTTTAAATTTACTTCCTGAAGTTTATGTATTAAATTAATATTAAATCTTGGATGATTTAGTGACATTCCACCGCTTAATGTACTACCTGAAAAACTACATCTATTTAAAACATAAAATTTAGCGGCCATTTCAACTTCATCATCTGAATTATAAATATTTTTTTGTATATCTAAAAATTGTTCTTTTGTTAACGGGTAATATTTTAATATTGTATTATGTAAATTTTTATTTTTATATTTTAATTGATTCCAAAAGTTAATAAGCAGATCGAAATTATCATACGCAATTATTTTATTATTTTCAGATAAATAAAGTTCAATTGATCCTCCTCCTACAAAATGAGAACTCATAACTTTTATACTTTTCGGAAAATACTCGATAATTATTTTTATCGCCCTGCTTTTACCTCCTGGATATCTAAGAGGCGATTTATACAAACTATAACTCCTTTATTAATATTAATTTTTACCAAGACATATTCTCCTTTGCATCACATGGATTTTTACATACATTACAACCATATACACAGAATTGTTTTCCACAAGGAATTTTATGTTGCCAAGAAGAATAATCCTTATTATATTTACAATCACTACACTTTGGAATGATTTTATCACATTCTAATTTAATCGCCATATATAAAACCTCCGTTTTTATTTTTATTATATATTAAAATTATGGTAAAATCAATCCCTATAATAATTATAAATTTCTTAACCAAACAAAAATTTTATATTATTTTTATTTTACATATTGTCCCAGTTGTTGCTAATGCCTCAATATCAAAATTAATAATTTTCACTCTAGAAAAATCAATTTCCGCTTCAGGATCAAGATTATAAATATCTCCTTTTATTGTCATATGATAAGTATCATCTTCATTTTTATCCAATAGAATACTTTTAGCGAATCTACAATCAAACATATTATTTTCTCCTTCCTATAACTTTGAACCAAACCGAAGTTTGGTGTTGATTTTTGGGTTTAAGAATCCCAATATTACGGGATTCTTAAATCTATTTTTTCATTTATATAAGTAAACCATGTTTTGTCAGTTTCAAAACCTACAAACTCTCGTTTCCCTCCATCAAAATTATTTATTTTAAATAAACTTAAAATATTATTACCACTACCCACAAACGGGAATAAACATTTACTATTATTTTTTGTATGTATTTCATATAAATCATAATACAATTGTAACGGTTTCTCTGTCTTGTGTTTTGATTCTTTACTTATCGGGTAATTCCAAATACAACTTCGATAATTGTTTTTCTCTGAATTATATGTATATCTCATTGTTTCATATGTATTTTTTAAATCATTATAAGGGATAGGTAGATTCATTATATTTTGTAATTCTAAATATGTTTCTTCTGTTGGAAAAGTCCATTGAGTTTTAGTATAAAAAGTATGCTCAGATTGTCTATGCCCCAATATTTGATTAATTTTATTTCTTGATAAACCAGAAGATTTTTGGGCATTAAAAAAATATTCCTTTAGTGATTTAAATGGGTCTTTTTCATTATATTCAGTTAATTCTTCGTTTTGTTTAGTGTAATATAAAATATATTCGCACATTTTTTGATAATTCCTATTTAAATCACTTTGAATAAATCCATTTAAAAATCCGTATTGATTATTCAAATTACCGTCATCATTATATTTATAATATTTATTCCATATACATAATTGCATTAATTTTAAATCTGTAGTATTAATTAATTTAATAAAATCTGATAACACCTCGATATTATTATGCCATAAAAATAAGGTTCCATTATCGCTCATTAATTCATTAGATAAACTTATAACTTCATTAATAAAATTTAAATATGTTTGATGGTTTTTAAATTTATCCCATTTATCTTTGCCTATATTATAAGGTGGATCAATTTCTATAAAATCAAAAGTATTTTTGTAACCATCTTTTAATAATTTTTTCATGCCGATTATACAATCTTCATTATATATTTTATTCAATTCAAGCAAATTTTATATATTTACCTCCTATCTTTATTTTTTGTTTTTATTTTCAAAATTTATAGCCCCACAAATCCCAATATATAGCCATCCATTTCTGCACCAAATAGAGATTTTATCACGATATTTATTTTTCTTGTAATTTTATTTTAATTTCAGATGATTTTTTCAATGCTTCTTCAATTTCTTCAATAGTATGATGTGGTGGATTAATTTCCCCATACTTTTTTATTAGTTTAAGTTGATCCTCTGTTAGTTCAGTATGCATATTTCTCCTTTCGTTTCTAATAATAATTTAACTGTAATTTCTTTTTAATCACAAACCCATATTCTTTTAGTGTTTTTAATATATCTCTTTTTGTTCCATAAAAATGCCAATCATAATTTAAAATAAATTTCTTTTTATCTAAATAAATATAATGTTCATTTACTTTAATTACATTACCAGAAATCCAATCAACTTTTGCTCCGCAAACTTCTTCTAAAAATTCTCTAACTTTAATTTTTTTAAACATAATATCCTCCTTTTAAAATCGTTATAAAATCGAAATTTTGTTTTATTATTTATAAAATACATATTCAAAACTAGGGGCATATTCCATTTGAATATCTTTATTGATATAAACCAATACCAAGTCTCGAATCGTATCAATTCTTTCACCAACTTCAACTCCATCATTTTCAACTAATGGAAAATGACATTCCATATCACAAACATAACCTTTTTTAAACTCTGATATATCTTCGGCACATTTTAAGATTATTTTATTTTCATCTTCATTAAATCCTTGTACACTTCTGATTTCAAATTTACAATGATCATTTTGCAATATTATAATATTAGAAATATCTTTAATAAATTTCATATGTTTCTCCTTTCTTTTAAAATCTAAATAAAACATAGTTTTTGTCATGTTTTTATATTATAATTTTATCTAATCTATTTTTAGTAATCTCACATGCCCTTTCCCCAATATCACAACCAATAAATTTACGACCTAATTCTAATGCCACTTCGCCAGTAGTGCCTGATCCCATAAAGAAGTCTGCTACTATATCTCCTTCATTAGAAGATGCTTTAATAATACGTTCTAATAATGCCTTTGGTTTTTGAGTATCATAACCAATTCTTTCTTTAGCTGTTGATGAAAAAGTTTTTATATCTCTAAATACATCGTCTGCTTTCTTTCCTTCTGATTGTGGATATGTTTTGCCATAATAAACACTTCCGTCTGTTCTTTTTCTTTTAATTAAAGCATATTTATTTCCATCTTCATCAGTTTTATTATACCTACTCATATTTTTATCAGCATATTCACAAAAAACTTTATTCCATATGTAGTTATTAGTTTTTGTATAAAATAATATTGAATCATGCGAATGTTGATAAAACTCTTTTTGCTCCGTACCCCTAAATCCTTTATCCCATATAATCTCATTTCTAAAATTATTTAATTGAAATATTTCATCCATTTTTACTTTTAAATAATGTATTAATCTAAAATCCATATGTAAATAAATTGATCCTGTTTCCTTTAATACTCTTTTCATTTCTATTAATCTTGGTTTATACCATTTAATTGCTTCTTGTGTTGTGCCTAATTGATCATCATAATCCTTAAATTTCTTACCAGTGTTGTATAAAATATCACAATAAATTAAATCTATGTATTCATTTGGTAATTGTTTTAATAATTCTAAATTGTCACATTGATATATCCTTGCATATTTATTTTTATAATATGTATTGATAATTTATAATTTCTCCTTTCTATAACTTTGAACCAAACTCAAATTTGGTAATGATTTTATAGATTATAAAGCCCAATTTATAGGCAATCTTGAAATACGTTTTCTTTATTCTGTTCCCAACCATATGTATTTAATCTTGGTATACAAATGTTATTTATGTATTCTTCACTCATATCAATTCCAATAAAATTACGCTTGTTTAACCATGCCATTTTGCACGTTGTACCCGAACCACACATAGGGTCTAGTACAATATCATTTTTATTAGTCCAAGAAATTATGTGATCTTCAACTAATTTTTCAGGGAAAATTGCTGGATGTTTAAAAGCAATTTTATCTTTAGATACCCCTGAACCTATAGCACATTCCCATACATTACTTTTAATTTTATAGTCTTTTATTTTTATACCCTTTAACTTTTCAGTTCTGTCATCTCTGTTAGTTCCATCTACTCTTTTCATTGGAGCTGAACCAAATTCTTTACCTGTATTTTTAGATTTTTCTTTTATATAATTACATGTTTTTGGTTTTCCTTTAGAAAAAACGAACATGTATTCAAAAGCATTATAATATCTTAAACATTTAGGATCAGTTGGTGTTGGATTAGGTTTTAACCATATCATTGTATCATGAACATTAAATCCTATATTTTTAGCACTTAAAGCATGTTTAAAACTTGTTAGACTTTCCGTTCCTTTTTCTGTCTTATCTCCTATTATCCATACAACAATTCCACCATTTTTAGTTATTCTAAAAAGTTCTTTAAAAATTGTTTCATAATCAAAAATAAATCCATTATATTTTCTTAAATCATCATAAGGTGGACTTGTAACTGTTAAATCTACAAAATTATCAGGAATATTTTTACGCATAAAATTAACAGATTCCCCTATATAAAAATTATTTAATTCTATCAATTATATATTTACCTCCAATATTTATATTTTTATTTTAATAATTATTTTGAAAAATCCATACTCTAAGAATCCCAATCTTTAGGCGTCTATTTTTGAACCAAACTAGAATTTTATGCTGTTTTTATATTTAACTTGCTTTTTCTAATCTTTGTTTAGTTATTTCACAATATTTTTCTTCCAATTCAATACCGATACATTTTCTTTTAAGATTTCTTGATGCTAATAATGTTGTACCAGAACCGCAAGTAAAATCTAATATAATTTCATTCTCTTGTGTATATGTGTTAATAAGATATTCCATTAGCTCCACTGGTTTTTGAGTTGGGTGAAATTTATTTTTTTGACTAGCATTTGAAAATTCTATAATTGCTTTAGGATAATATTGCGTATAAATCTTATCTTCTGAAAAACAATTATTTGTTGTATCACTAATAGTTCCTCTATTCTTACCCCTTGATTTAGGTTTATCTCTATCAACCATTACTGGATAATAATTTATTTTCCCTTTCCCAAAAACAGATATAATTTCAAATATTTTTATTGGTTGTATTTTAGAAAGTAAAGGACTTCCTCCCTTCTTTTTATTCCATATCCAATCATATTTAAAATTTTTAATATTACTTACTCTTAAATGACTACTAAATGGTTCACTACCAAATAAAACTATTGCACTATTATCCTTTATTAACTTATTTAATCTTTCCCACATACTATCAAATGGTATGATACTATCCCATTTACAAGCTGTAGTCCCGTAAGGAGGATCAGTAATTATTGCATCAAATTTAACACCTTTCTCAATTAACCTATCCATTACTTCTAAACAATCACCTTGAAATAATCTTATGTATTCATCTTTATAGTATAATTGCAACTTATATACTAATTCTCCTTTCATTTTTATATTGTGTTTTTTGTAAAAGTTTGAACCAAATTGATTTTTTGTGTTGTTTTTATTTTAACTTTTCTCCAAGTGATTCACCCATAACCATATGATGCTCACTTAAAAACTTTATGTATTTATCAAATGCCTGTTCTTCCGACTCTGCTTCAATATTAATTATTCTTTCTGCGCTTTTATCCCTTTTAGAGATAAAATAAGTAAATCCAAAAGTCATTTAATAATTTCACCTCACTTTGCACCAAACCGTTATTCTATGATGTTTTACCACATCTTATATATATTGAAAAACACATATCCTATGTATCCTAAATCAACAATAATATTAAATATACTAAATGCAACACTTTCTACTTTTATATTTCCGGTATTATCAAAACCTTTTAGAAAATTACTTAAAGTTTTAACTGTAAGAAACATTAATAGAATTGATATTACAGTGAATACGAAGGTATTAATAAATATTGCTGATAATAAATAAAAAATTATATACAACAAGCAAAATAGACCTAAAAATATAATTAACAAGCCTTTTAATGTGGTAAGATCAATATGTAACTCCTTTGCCTTATCTGGTAATTCATCAAACATTTTTTCTGCCATTTTTCTCTTAACTTCTTTAGATTTAAAAATATTTGGAATAGCCTTTTTCTTTGAAATTAGAATTATAATTCCTAAGATTAATAGTAAAGTTTTCATATATTTATTCTCCTTATTTTTTAGTTTTTATGAAAGCATTATTTGGTATTTACTTTAGACCATTGTTTTGCAAGTAAAGTTAAGAAATAATTATGTAATATTTCATATGAATCTGCACAATTTTTGCATAACTCATATTCATCCATAACTAAGTTTTCAAATACTAATAATACAGGGGTAGGATTACCCTTACCACCTCTTGCTTCAATTTTATCTATAGTAGGTATTTCTTTTTTAATAATATCTTCCTTTTGGATTTCTTTATTACATTTGTCACAGTAATATTTTATTTTTTTCATATATTCTCCTTTCTATTTAATAATTTTGTGACAAAACCCGAATTTTATTCAAATATTTTTCTATATATTGTGGTATGAATTGCTTAATGCCACTATATATAGTATGTATATTTGTATTTTTCTGTATATTTTTATATTACATTTTTAATTCTATTCATTGCAATTTCACAATAAGGTTCTTTCTCTGTATTTAATAATTCAATATCAATCCATCTTAGATTATAACCTTCATTCTTATTAAGTTCTTCACAAGCCAAACCATGTGTACCAGAACCAGCAGTAATATCAATTGTTTTTCCATTTATAGGTGTAACTAATTTAATGAGCCATTTTATTAATTCTTTAGGTTTAACAGTTACATGAGTATTCCCTTCGCCTTTTTCTTTTTTAGATGCTTTAGGACAATATAAAAATGGTACAAAATCTTCTGCATCTATCTTTAAGAAATATCTACTAGCACCACTTGAATCTCCTAATCCTCCTGCATTAGCTGATAATTCTTCATTTTTATATTTTCCATAAACACTATCCCCTAAAGCACCTTTGCTCTTATCTCCACTTCCACCCGTTGACTTACTAATTCCACTCTGATTATCTAATACTTCTCCCATAGAAGAATCAAATATCATATTAGCAGGGAATCTGCCATTTGGATCAGCACTAGCAACAGTATTGTTTGTGCTATCAAATCCACAAGTGTCCATATTCCATGTAGCACTTCTTGGTTTTCTATTTGTTGTTTTAATAGGTTCATTATGTTCTATCCTACAAGCATTAATATTCATTCCACCAACACCATATGTATTTATATTATTTATATAAGTACCTTCCAATGGTTTTTGAAATACAGTAATTGGTTCATGTGCTGGTTTTAATCCTGATGTTTTCCATCCATCCCATTTCTTTGCTTGATTTGTAGCTGGTGCAGTAATTGATAAATTTATAGTTTCTCTACCATTATTACAATAATCTTGATGTGCCGTACCATGAGTACCACCTTCGCCACTAGGTAATTTTCTATCATTTCTATCTAAATATCCAACAATTTCTCTTTCTGCTCCTGCTTTCTTATCAAACAATTTTCCTATATCTTGATTCTTAGGAAAACCAGTTCCATAAACCCAATCAATTTCTTCAACTATATTAAACCCTACATCTTCAAAAGCTGACTTCATTCTGTGATTAGTTTTAGGATGCCCAAAGATACAAACATAACCTCCCGGCTTAATTATTCTATATAATGGTTCTGCTCGATCTTTACACCACTCATAAAAATTTCCTGTAGTATCCCATTTCTTACCCATAAATGATAAATCATAAGGAAAATCTGATATACAACTATCAACTGAATTTTCTTTAATTTTTCTCATTGCTTCAATATTATCACCATGAACAAGTCTACCTTTTTCTGTTTTATAAATTACTTCTAATATTGTATTTCTACTCCTTTCTAAATTTCATTACCAATCTGTGATTTTATTTTAATAGTTTTATTGATGGTTGATATGAACAACCTTCTAAATCATCAAGCATATAATTTTCATTAATTCTTGATATTTTAATCCAATTATCATATAAGTCTTGTTCGTTAATTACATGTTCTATAAGTAAATTAATATACGCCTTTGTACTTGTGTGTAATATCATTTTATCTATATTGCTTTTATACCATGCTTTAAATGTATCAATAGTCCAAATAGATTTATTATAAGCCTTACCTGCTCCCACCCAATCACACAACATTTCCGCTAAATACTTGGCTGGCATTTTTAAAACTATTAAATCTCCATTTTCAAAATCAGTCCAATATTGCCAATGATGTTTATTGTTTGCCTTATGATTTTGCCATGCTAAAGAGTAACCATTTTTATTTTTTTCAGCATCAATGGGTGAACTGTTTCCTGTGAAATATTTTGCACTTGTGAAGAACTCGGTAATTGAATACTTACTTAAATCATGTACTATTCCCTGCCAATATAATTTAGATTTAAAACATGCTTTCATTACATACCATTTATGTTTTGTGATTGTTTTAAAATGCTCCCAATATTTATTCAAATATTTTCTCCTTTCTAAATCAACATGAAACGATTGTTTTATCACGATTTAAATCCCTATAGAATGGGATTTGTATTTTAATTTATTTCAGGTATTTGTTCTTTTATGTATTTATAAATATGCCATAAATCTATATGTGGAGCACCAAACATAGGATAAACATCAATCCATTTTACATTTTTTATTAAATCGATAATTATATTTTTATACTTTTCATTTTTGATTTTAATACACATCTCTGTTGAATATTGCCCTTCATACTCACAAACTTTACCTATTGAGGAACCCCATGCACATATTCTAATATCATAATCAAAAATATCTCTAGTTATAAAATTAGTTTTTGGAGGATGTGCTTTTCTATGAGAAGTTTTAATTTCAACTTCTTTAAGTTTATAATTTGGTTTTTTATTAAGATTACCACTAGGTCTTTTATAAATATTAAAACAACAATGAATTTTTTTATTTGAATAATCTTTAATACCTAAATTTTCACTAAATATTAAATCAAAATCAAATAATTTAATATTATTATTAAATTGGCTAATTGGTAAAATAAATGATATATAATCTCCTATTCCTATAGACTTTTTATAAAATTGTTCAGCAAGTTTCATATATTTACCATATGGTGGATTCCCAATCACACACCTACCCTTTTTATACTCTAATTCTAACTCTAAAAAATCTTGTTTAATAATCCTATTGTCCTCTGGTTCAATATCATAAGCCAAATAAGGAACATTTTCTCTATCTAAATAATCTAAAAACACCCCTGCTCCTGCTGATGGTTCTATATATTCAGTAATATTATCTTCACCTATAATTTCTTTTGTTTTATTAACTATGTATTGTGCTAAATCAGGTGGAGTATAATACTTGTCTAATTCAATTTTTGCTATTTTATTTTACCTCCTATATTTATATTTTCTTTTTGTTGCCATCCATAAGAATTTAATCTTGGTATACAAATATCATTTATGTATTCTTCGCTTATATCAATACCAATAAAATTTCTTTTGTTTAAATAAGCCATTTTACAAGTAGTGCCAGAACCACACATTGGGTCTAAGATAATATCTCCTTCATTACTCCATGAAATAATGTGGTCGTTTGCGAGCTGTTCTGGAAACGGTGCATTGTGTATGCTTTTGTCGTTTTTCCCAACGTCATACCAAAAAATATTTGGTGCTTGCTTGTATTCGTTTACAGTTGTCTTTTCATTTCTTAATCTTTCGGCATATGACATCTCTTTTGCCTTGCTTCCACCTCGGTTTCGCTTTGTTCCTGCCGTCTGTGACTTAATCTTTATTGGATTAAACGTCTTGGGCTTGCCCTTTGAAAAAACAAACATATATTCAAATTGTTGCTCATATCTGTTGTGCGTTAATGGCATATAACTGTTTTTTGCATAAATCATAGTGTCATGCAAATTAAATCCGCAGTCCATAAAGTAAAGAGCCTGTCTAAA